TCTTTAAAAGCTCTTCATACTTTCCTTGTTTCTTTTTCTGATCATCGTCCTTGGCGCTGGCAGAATCCTGAAGCTCCTTCAATTGCTTTTTCATTTCAGCAAGCAATTTCTGAGCTTCTTTCCGTTCCGCCTTCCTTTTCTCGTTCAACCCGTTGATCCTTTTCCGTATCGCTTTGGTAAGCTTCTCGTCTTTCAGATCATCAAGATCAACCTCATCCTCATCTCCATCACCGTCATCCTCGTCCTTGGACGAGCCGGACTGCTTGACGGGTAGCATGTTTAACGTCACATAGGATTTTGCTTGATCGTCTGAAAGTTCAATACCGAGTTTCTTTGCTTCCTCTTGTACTTGTTCAAGTGTAACAGACATTAATTCCTCCACTCTTGCGTTTAACGGGTGCGACCCGATTTGTGGTTGTTATTGAAGTTAATTAGTAATGGTAAAAGTAAAAGGTAGGTTAGGCACTTATCCAAATTTTCTTGATCCGAAATAGTTCCTCATTACGGATCATAAACTGGCCGCGGGGTAAGGACCCCTCTTTCAGAGCTTCCCTCACGCCATCGATCTTCTCAGGCTCAGTGGGAATCTTCCGCTCCTCATACACGGACGCCTTAATTTGGTTCTGTCCATTGCAGTCCAGCATTAAGGATTGTTCCTTGTATCGATCTAACAGAGGAAGCACCTCTTCCTGTGTGTAGACCTTCTGCCGTTCACGTAGATCTGGCATCATTTCTCCTTGTAAAAAGTTAAATTAAATCACCACACGCCTGTCTTTGGATCCCAAAACCTCATCCTCATTGGGCATGGGTGTGTTAGTAGCAATAGCAGTTTTCATTTTCTCCATAGCCTCATCAGTTTCCAGGTGAAAGATGAAAGGATAATCTCCGAATTTTTTTCGGTACGATTTCACCAATTCCCTTTTTGCCTTAAAGCTCATACATACTCCTTAGTATTAAATATAAATTTTTTCCTTTATAAACTCTAATCCTCTTCCGCCAAGTAACCATCCAAAATGTTTTCAAACTCTCTATAAAAATTTGGAGAATACTTTTTTAGCACATCTAACTTAGCGCCACCCTCCACATAAAAGTCAACCAAATTGGCAAACATCTCGCTGGATCTTATATCTCCATATTTTTCTCTTGCCCTGTAATAGGATTCACTGTGTCCATCAAACATTTTATTATGTGTTAATGTACCAAAATAGTCTTCCCAGTTTCTATCATCCCCTATCAAGTGCTCCACCTCTTCATAGCCGCCAAAATCATGTAGTATCTCGTCCTCCAAGTCCTCCCAACCGCCAGGAAGTTCTTTTACCATCTTTAATAGCCTAACATTATCTGCCAGACGAGCAACCTTCAACTTATCTATATCAAAATTTCTTTTTTGACCTTCGTTTAAATAATCCCCCTCAATGTCACTATTCATTTTTGCATTATGGTATAAGTGATGCCCCATTTCATGTCTCGAACTTTTACGTATATTGACACCCGTCCTGTCCGTCATCCTTACGTTAACTTTTGGATCTGTCCTTGAAGGCGAATAGTAAGAGCATTCCCTATAAGACTTAGCCACCTCCAATTTCCCTGTCTGTGAAATTGCAAATTTCAATTTACTGGGCGCATCTTTAAAAGAACTCCTAACATAATCAAGGACAAATTTGTCACCATAACATTTTATGTCAAAGAATTTATCCAACAATTTATCGGCATCAGCAAGCGGTCCTTTTCCTTTCCCAGTGGTCTTTGTCACTTTAGGAGTTGTGGTAATAGGCTTAGGGGCTGGGGCGCCCTGACTGATCTTGATTTCAATGATGGGAGTTTCAGGTTTTAAGAATCCAGGCCTAACTCCCTGATTCAGCTTTCTTCTCATCTTTACTATCTGGGTACGAGTGAAAGGAGTTTTGCCTTCAACGTTGGGAAACTTTGCCAGTACAAGATCGACCAATTCACCATCAGTATACTTCCTCTCTATCAATAGTCTACATGCATAATCCCTTGCCTGTGTTGCATAACTCCCGCCCTTTGAGGACGCGGCATTCAACGTCCTTGGGTTTTCCAATAACTCATCCTGTATATGACCTCTCTTTTTTATCAGTCCTCCATTAGACTTGAAATGTTTATAGGCCGCATTCACCGCGCCCCTGCTTAGATTACTTAGTAGTTTCTCCGCCCTTCCCAGTGATAGCGGCCTTGCCTCGCCAGCTGTTTTCTCCTTACCCCAATCCTCTGGGCGGCGAAGTACATCCGTTATAAAACATAACCCGTGCGGATGATCGATCGGAATTCCCTGTGCAGGAAACACGCCCTCCCCCATGCCGAAGCTGTCACCGAATGCCCACAGGTCGCACACATCTTGACGCGGATGGCTTGCTGATATGTTCCATTTCAATCCGTTTGTAACAGGGCTTCTCGCATTAGCCCGGGCCATTGTCTCCCTGTATGTATTATTGATTTCAGTACGGGCAAGGCGCAGGGCATTATGATGTATTGTCCCGCGTCCTGTGACAGACTTTTTAACGCCCGTAGTCCAGGAGACGCCAGGGTGGACAGATGGATCACGTAGGTATTGCTTTAATTGCTTTGACATATTGACTGCTGATTGGCCTCGAGCAATACCGGACGCCAGGATCTGATTAACACCGGCCTTGGATGTGCTATTCATTTTCCATAAACGATCTGAAAAACTGAAGCCGTCATCCCATACCCGTGACATAACCACGCCGACTGATTCGATCGGGATAGTCCCAAACTGTTTATCAAGATCAGCACTGTACCCTGCGTCCTTCATCAGCTTTCTTGTTGCTTTGCTGTAACCATCTGCCACCCCGTGCGCCGTTCCAAACATCCCCTCAACTATGCCCTTGCGTGTATCCGTTGACAGAGTATCCAATATTCTTTCAATACCCTTTCTCCGTGTCTTGTAAAAGTCATAGGTAGGAGTATCTTTTTTCGTCAAGGCCATTAAGTCTGTAAGATCATTGTAGGACCTGTCAAGAGCGGATTGTATTCGGTGCTCCGTCACTCTCTGCCAATAATTAGCTTCAAGTCTCAGCTTAGAAATCCGCCTGTTGTAGTCCTGAACTTTCATTCTTGATCCCCACGGTTTCCAGACTCATCATCATCACGCCTCATGGAAAACAGGTCCTGCTGTTCTTTCAGTTTCTTTTCCCTCTGTTCCTCAAGTCTCTTTTGCACCACGTCCACATCAATATTTAAGCCCTCACGTTTGGCGATCTCGAGGATAGTCTTATCATCCACAAGATCCTGCATCATTACATACCGCTTGATCGAAGCCTCATCATCAGAGGGTATAAGGGGCCCGTACTGCAATTGAACCTCAGAAAGCTCTCCTGAGAATATGCCTTTGACATAGGGCTCGCCGTATAGCTGAAATAGCCTCTGCACATTATAAAACAAATAGCTGTAGCTCTCGGATCTTTGCTGTCGGATAGGAGATATCTTATCGGATAGCGGTTGCATCATTAATGCGAGGGCAACACCAGATGGAATTTGTCCTGACTGCATTTTCCCTGCTACAATGTCTGGGATATTATTGTTCCGCAAGAATTTCTCCTCTTGCTTCTCAATAGTTTCCTTGATAGCAGTTTGCATCCTGGAAGTATCGAGGATCGTGACGTTCCCGTCCTCTCCCAAGTAATACATAGATCGTGGCTGAATCTCAACGGCGATGGGCTCGAGGGTAGTTGAATCACGACGGGGCTTGATGTTCTTACCGCTGGCGAGGACTGTGACACCTCCCAGATACTCGGAATTCACAGTAAGATCGGAATATGAATTGATCAGACTGTCTAACATGCAGATCGAAAAATGAAGATAGCTGATACCGAAGGGCTCCTCGCCGGCAACACCGATGCAAGGGATCCAGACAAAGGGCATGAAATCAATTCCTATGTCTACCCAGTCCAGAGCCTCACCCTCCATCAATTCATCCTCTCCGAATGATGTCAGATCCTTTTCCTCTCCGCCATACTCAAATCTCGCCTTCTGTTTCCACAGTCTTAATACACCGCCTTTACCAATTCTCAATTCATACACTTCCCGATAGATGATAAAGGATGTGTCGGTTACGGACTCCTCCCATGCAACAATCATCCTCTCCGACACTTCAGTCTCCGTATCATCCCATGACAAGTCTGGCTCATCACCGAATATATACGGGTAGCAGAATCCAGGATCATAGGACTTGATCTTGACTGTTTTCTCTGCCTCGTCCCAGTACGTATAGTATACCATGTCACCGAGGAATCCGCCCTTTGTCTCCGTCTTGTCAATGATATTGAATATTGCTTGATCATGCCACCAGTTCCTGAGAAACACCTGGCGCCCGGGAACAAGTGCAAGCTTTTGTTGTACTTCAGCGGCCCTCTCCTTTGCACTCGTCTTGATCTCCTCGTCCTGGATGTCTTTATTTGTTACGAGCTTTAATAATACATCAATCTCCTCTTCCATGTTGTCAGTATGGACGGCTATCTTCACATCATCTCCAAACAGCTTTGCCTTGAGTTTTCCTACGAGCCATTCGGCATCTCCCATCTCCAGCAGATCATCAGCCTGAGAGTCATCCCCTGACTCAGGAGCCATACGAAAGTCCCTTGAGATATTATTCCAATAGGACCATAGTATTTCATACGCCTTCAGCCTGCGGAGGTGATCACCTGGCACCCATGAATAATTAACAGATGGGCGCTTCAATACAGTAATGGCTTTTTTGTAATTAAGTATTGGGGCGTACATATCATAAGTTTTGGAGTCAATATCTGTGGCATCATAATTTGCCACTGTCTTGGCTTCCAGTGATGTAGCAGTGCCAGGCATAATTCACCTCCTATTCTTCACCGTCGGACATAATTGTTTTTTTACGCCTGGGTTTTCTTACTGTCTTCGGCTCCTCTGGAATGGAGGGCTCAGGCTTTGCCGGACGGACTTGATATTCCTTAGGAACTTTTTTGTCGTTCCAGCACATCGGGCATTCCTCATTCCTGTTCTTGTAAACATTCACATGCACGCCACCACATTTAGTGCATTCTGGATTTGGTTTGTTGTAAGATTCAGCCATGATTATCTCCTTGGCATTCGTTTAACTTTTTGTACTCTCTGCTTTGTTTCCCAATCATATAGTATTTTTTTCTCCAGTGGGCTTAGCTGTAATTCAACTTTTTTCTTTTGGGGATTACCTCCTGTTAAATGGATATTAATACTATCACTTTTTCCTTTTGCCTTGAAACTCATCTTTTAGTCCTTCGCCTTGTACCCATCTTTGATCCATCGCCCAGCTCAGGTACAAACTCGCCCCATCTGTCCGTCTGCTCATCATATCGCAGGCAGTCGCAGGCGTGATCGAATTCAGGCTTAGGCTTGTTGTTCAAGCCCCAGATATACCTGCCCATCTCCTCTTGCAGACACGTGGGAAGCTTGTACTCCTCGAGTAATACATCTTTTTTGACTAACCCATACTGGAATCCTTGAACATCTGACATAGAATTATCAAAGATATAAACTCCGCGCATCCCGTCCGTTCTCCTTGACATAAGTAGCTCGGTAGTAGATTGAATCCCTGCATCAATGTCTTTCACTGCTGTTGTCGAGTCCATCCAATCGTGATCGACCTGAGCCCGTCCCTCTGCATCATGATCACACACTATCCGCTCAATAGTTTCTCCTGCCTCCTCCGTTATGTTCTTGCACTCTGTCAATGCAAACCGTAATAGAACGCCAGACATATAGTATTGACGGTACACGTACTTGATACGTGTTACAGGATTAATAGCAATCCACATAATAACAAGCGGATGTTGTACAGTGTAGCCAAAATCAATTACAACTCTTTTATTCCAATCAAATGGAATTTCAAAAGCAGGGATAACATGAACAGCTGGATCCCATACAGTACCGTATACAAGTCCTTCAAAAGCTGTCCACTTAGCTAATACAAAACGATCATAATACGGAGTGCCCTTCCATTTATCAAGTCTATAAAAGTACGCGGGCGGATTGTGGATGTTCTCGTAACTGTTAGCCTCGAGGTACAGGAAATCTGGATCACTCACCTCTTTATCAATTATCCTCTGTTCAATTTTCCTATACTCGTCTGTATCGTGATAGGTCTTATGGCCATCGGGAAGATAAGAAGTAAATAGATTGATCTCCTTTTGCTTCAGCTTAGGGAGAGCATCATTCTGTACAAACAATTCATGGAGGGGCATTCCTGGTGCTCCCGCGTTAGTCAAAAAGACTAATACAGGAACACGCAGGACATGTCCCCTCAAACGACCCTGAAGCATTACGATATCATCCATGTCCAGCTCAATAGCCTCGTCCACAAAGATGATATCAAATTTCAGTGACCCTTTCCTTACAAACCGATCGATTCCATAAAAGTTATACTGAGATTTTGTATTGGTTACAACTTGCAGATCGCTTTTATTATGTTCCAATATATATTCTTCAGGAACAGTGTCATAAATAAAATCATGGTATGTTGTAGCTTTCAAGGATACTCTTGTCTTTCTAAATATCCCGCTCAACAATTCCTTATATATACAACCCAGTTCCCAAGCTATCTCACATAGGGTCCTTGTCTTGCTCGATCCGAACCCACCGCATAAACAGATATTCGGAGTCCTCTGGCGGCAGATAGCTTCAAGCAACTTCCTCCCCGTAGGGAGAAATTCAAAATGGTACTCTCCGTCCTTAACGGTACGTGACATAAGAAGGACTGCTCCTCTTGCCAAACATTGCCAGTGTATCAACTTGTTCTATCAGTCTGTAGGCGGCTTCAATGAAGTGATACCGTTCTCTATCGTAATCATGCACAAAAAGATATCCGCCGACACTCAGAAAATGCCATGCTGTCATAGCACACATCACCCTGCGCCGTCCATCTACCAATGCAATATCGTATTCGGGTTTGCCAATCTCAAAGGGCATCATAGCGTACCGCGTGAAATGATCATCTTCCCTTACCAGATGCAAATTGATTTTATGATACAGGTCCTTCTTCCTGATCCACGCACTGACTAACCCGTACCAGATAAAATCGTGTTCAATAGTTGTATACTGCCTCGCCCGCTCTCCAAATTCAATTGTGCTTCCTCCGCTCCCCCACTCCAGCACTCTTGATAATACACTGATCTTGGATCCGTACAGCGCCTTCTCCTTCTCCGTCATTCTCGTTTCAAGCTTCACATTTTCAATATCTTGGTTCATACTGATGTCCTCATTCTAAGTTATTTATGCTAAAATATTCCATATAAAATCAATTACGTCTTTGCGGTCCTCCAAAGTCAATGGTTTAAGGAGTTTGGCAATCTCGTTGGCAGTACCAAAGAAATTGTTAATCTCCTTGTCCTGCGTAATCTCCTTATCTGAGATTTTATTCCCTTTATGTTTAAGACGGAACTTCCGTGCCTCAACCCGTTTTCTGGTTACGCCAATACGATCTGCCTTTTCGCTACCCTTTAAAGTTTTATCCATCACAATCTGATCTTCCTCTGCTGTCCATACATGCCCTCTACCCATAAAGCCTCCTTTGCAGAATTCATCCGCATACCGTTTACCGTAATGAAGTTTTAAAGTATCGTAGGTACTCATTTATAAAATACCCTTCCACTTTTTCCTATCTTCCCTCCTAACATCGTCAATCCATCAGGACGTTGGATAATTTGAGAACCTTCCACCTCGGCAATCAAATCAAGTCCACTAAAAGCATGATGTATAATCAATTTACTTTCATGATCAATGTAAGGATTGCAGTCACAATGGTATTTCCACTCCTCTCCTTCAAACTGTCCAAGGTTATGAGGAAATAAATCATTTACAGGAAATACATGCTGCCACATAGTTACTAACCCTCTTCTATTAAAATTGATAGGCAAACAAAAATCCAAATCAATGTATATAATATACCCAACAACCAAAGAAATGCCTTATACATTATTGCAGAACCTCTGGCAGCAATTCCACTGGGTAGAGGATTACATTATCAGGATCATCATGGGTAGGGCTAGCATGTTCGCCATCACGCCACTTTGTCCATGTATCTTCAACGTGTTTTTCAATGTTCCGATGTTTATAATACCTGAGTTTGTTCTGTACAGCACGGGTAGGCCTATCCGCATACCCAAGATGATACATAAGCCTGATGTGTGTGACGTACTTCCGTACCCAAGGCATCTCGATGAGCTTTGCCTCTTTTGTGTCATACATCATATTGAATCCGATCCGCGAGGACTCTGGATGACGGAATGAAGGCTTGAAACGCCATACACGTGTAACAGGACTGTCCCATTGCCCGCCGATAACAACTTGATCCAATGACTTCCAGAAGTGCCAGCACCGATACGCCATGACAGTAAGTTCGGAATCCATATTGAATATATTCAATATCAATTCGAGGTCCTCGGGCTTGTAGACCTCATCCCCATCTACCTTCAAGTAAATATCCTTTGTGATATTCTCCAATATTCTATTTTGTATATGCGCCTTTGATTCATATATATGAGGTATTATATGACCTGATATAATTTTCACTTTGTCGCCTAAGCCCAGATCATCAACAGCCTCAACTACTGAGTTATACGATCTTATCAGGTCAGTGATTGCCGCCTCATGCCCGCCCGGGTAATTGTAATTCACCTCATAGTAAGTTTTAACTAAGCCATTCACAATCACAATCTCATCAACAAAATCCATAATGGACGCCAACGAGGATTTGATAGTATCATCCTGCATAAATGAAAGCATGCCAGCCGTTACAGTCATCACACATCTCCTTTCCGTTTAAAAGCAGTCAGTCTAACAGGTATATCTTTTTCTTCCGTGGCAGGTTTCTCTATGGGCTGAGGGGCGGGGAATAAATTCATCATTCGTACAGCCAGCTCCCTGTACAGCCTCGTGTTTTCATTATCTATTACTTGAACAGTTTTCTCCAGGACAAAGGGTTTCCCTTCAACTTCCCTTCCCGATCTCGTAGTCCTTGTCCAAGTAACAGGATCCGTCTTAATGTTCTGCCACTTCAGAGTCCTTATAGCTCCTTGTGCAATCAATTCCACTAAACGTTTAGGAGGCAGGGAAGCCCGAGCAAACATTCCGATTATCTTGCTCTTGATCTTCAGCCTTGCCTCGTCCCAAAACTCCTCCCTCTGTTCACCCCACTTCTCCACACAGCTATGTTTACTTACCGCGCCTTTTGTAGTTCCATACTCCGCTGCAAGAACACTAAATTTTACTCCATCTTTTATCCATCTCCATTTTATTTCTTCCCACTGGGAAGGGGAAACTGCTCCTCTTGTCGGACGAGGACCGGTTCGAGGCGCTGGACGTGGATTTTCAACAGGGTTAGTGGTAGTAGGTGAGGAGGAGGTAGAGGTAGGATTGGTAGTTTTTACCCGTAGCTTTTTTTTCAGGGTCCGCTTCTCAGCTTTCCCTTTTGCCGTTTTAGATTTTTTAATAGCCATAACATAAAAATATATTATTCTCCTATATTTGACAAACCTGCCCTGCGTTCCATTCTCTCCAAAAAAGAATCCACAGGCCAACCCGCCCGCACTTCATTCACCATCACCCTCAACAAATCATTCAATGTTATAGTATCCCCCTCCCATACAGCCGTCACATTCAACCTGTCCCTCACTGCCTCTAACCTTTTCATGACTTCCCCGCACTGTTCCCGTGTCCTACGTGTCATCACTCTAAGCGCCTCTAACTGTTTATTCCTCGTCTGTCTCCTGTCCCACCATCCCTTGACCGCCCCCACCAGCACCTGCAACCCAAGTGTCAGTAGCACTTTCTTAGTTTCCTTTTTCACTTACCACCTCCATTTCAAAATTAAGTTTAAAGCAATCCGGTATCAACCCCTCCTTCCTTCCTACCATTAATAAAAATTCCAACATCGCCTTTGCAGTCTCCTTATTAGGACATTCATGAAAACCTAACCAGGGCGTCCCAATACACAAATTATATAATCCTTTATTGTGATTACAAACGGGACATCCTCTGCATCTGAAACTCCGAATGGCATTAGGGTCAAGAAACATATCGCACAATGCGCATCCAAGGATATCATAATGAACAATTAACTCCTGCCCATCCTCCACGTAATTTATCGTCCTTGTACTTGAATTGATGTTAATACAAATACCCGGAGTCGTGAATACGTGTAATATCTCCATCCAATGCTCAATGCTTTTTACCATCGCTCTCTTTAAATCTTTCAAATCTTGTTCATTCATTATCCTATTCATCACCCGCCTCCTCAACTAAAGTAAACCACACTGAACGACCGCCACACATATCCTCAAACTCTTCCTCCGATATATCCCAAACATTTTTTACTGCCGTAACATGCCAAGCATAAGCATGACCTGTCCCATCACTCCTCATCAGCCATGCCGCCGATACATCAGGACGCCGCCCATCCCATGTGCCTTTGATAGTATAATAATTTTTTGTGTTTCTATTTCTGTATATTTGATTTACATGAATAGCGCCAGGATTCATATGATCCGCCACATCCTCATCCTTCAAAAAATAATCATTCAATATATGAACACCTTCCAACGGCCATTGATTGATAATCTCTTTCAGTAAAGAGTACATCCAATTCCTCGCCTCGCTCGTCGGTACCACTTCATTTACAATCTTCTTTAGCCGATTCATTCCCATCCCTCCTTATAATTAAAAGCCATGCACCACAACGTTTGACGTTATGTGCTTTGCGAAGCATTGAGGCGCTCCTGCAACCATACAGGAAAAGACTCTCCATGGAATTCCTCTCGATATTCTAGCCATTCACACCATACTTTCCGAGCCGTCACATAGCGTTTGTTGGTGGCCTGTGCTTTTGTTCCGATGTCCTGTGAACGGCGGTTCCAGGTTTTAGACATTTTTACAATATCTTCGTTATAATCAGGACCTACCATTGCACCACATTTAATGTTGGTGCATGAAATGTAGAGATCCATTCCTTCCGTCCGATCCATTTTAGCTTTGCTACCACAAAACGGACAAGGTTTTAATTTCATTCCATCACTCCTTTATTTCTTCAATGCCGGTATTCAAATTGCTTGCCTCCGATACAATCCGTGCCCCTTCAGATCGTACATGCGCAACCATATCGCCCAGACAGTCCTCCAATTCCTTAAACGTTTTTGACATGTCAGTCTTCATCGACCCGCTCGCCGTGTACCACCAGAGCTTCCCGCTGTCCGAGCAATACAAACAAACTGTCACGAGCCCGTAATTACGATACCAACAATTCCCAGTATTCTGCCATATCCTTTTCTTTTTCTCAGGCACTTTTCTTCCTCCTTGCTCCGGTTAAAAAACTGAGATAGTCGCCGGCCCTTCTTTTTAATCGCCTTGACATTTTCCTCCCAACACTACCCGGACCACCAAAGCACCCCTTATCACCGCGCCTCTCCCTTGATACTCTACCGTTTCTTTTCTTCGGTGCAGACTTTGATTTCAATTGTGATTCCGCCTTCCCCTGCTCCGGCGCTCGAGGCTCCCTCATTGTCAGTCCCAGTATTTTCATCAATCCCTTAAGCATCTCCATCCCTCCTTTCCAATTGAAATAACTCCCAGCTTTTATTCAGTTCCTTTCCCAAGCCATGCGTTTCAATAAACGCAATCATAAACGCCGCCCGCTCCATCGTTCCTCTACTGATTATAACATTCTCAGCTGGCTGACGGAAGAATTCTTTGAAGCAGACTTCCTCCTTTACTTTATTTTCAGCCTTAGCTTTTTCCGCTTTTTTGATTTCCTTATCTTCAATTTCCCCAACAAAGTTCCCTGATCTGTCATAGACTTCAATCCATTCTCCCATTCGTCCTCCTTTAACCATGTCCCTCCTCGTAGGGCCGTCATTATTCCAATAATTCTTTGACCAAACCTCGGATGTTCTGTTCTGATTATTATATCATCTTGATCCGAAAACTCAATGAAGATAGGAAGCTCACCGCTTTTATCACCGCATGCCTTTTCTATAGAATCCAACATGGCCCTGAGCCTCGAAAGATTAACAGCCGATCGTGCTACCTTTTTCTTTACCAAAGCTCTCCTAAGCAGCTCTCTGTAGGGCATAGGCTTCATTTTCACGACCTTGCCCCTTATGCTCTTACTCATTTTCCCATCAGACAGTACAGCCGTACCCTGCTCGTTTATGTCACAGTGCTCCAGCAATCCCTTGAACATAGTATCCGATGGCATGTTCTTCAGAACTACATCAATAGTCGCACCCTGCAGAGTGACCACATCCTGGGTCTGTTCTGTCTCTGATAGGAATTTCAGTTTCTCCCTGATCTCCTTTTTCACTGGGCCCACTGCCATCACTGCTCTCTGACTTACACACACCGTGGAACCTTTCCTCTCCATGTACATCACGTACAGTGCTGGAGTTGATTTGTCCTTCCTTACTGCCTGTATCGTCTCCAAGTTTGCTTTGCTCAGGAACATAGGATTTCACCTCCTCTATCAATCTTGATTTTCCATATTTATGTGCTAAGTACCCTACCCAACATTTCTCAATCGGACATAGGCTCATCTCATCAACCTCCCGTGTTCACGGACAGGCCGTATAGTATAGCCCAGCCCATCCATATATGTTATAGCAGTATTTAAATCCTCTTCCAAGCAATTGAAAACAAACCTGACTTTGTTCCGCTGTGTCCACTTCTCCTCAAACTTTTCATCAGCCATACCAAAACAACTCTTGACAATGTATACCATGTCCTCCCTCATCGATCCATGTCCACCCACTGTCAGTTCCTTTTTTTGTGGATGCCATTTCATTGCAATACAAAATTCCATCCCCTTCATTATTAAATACTTTTGGATCATGTTCTCCTCTTTTGCATGAAAAACGCATGACTAATACCATAGAGTATGTATACATACAACACTATTATATATTGGAAGAAAAAAAAATATTGGCTCTTGATATATAATATAGACATACACTATGGTACCAGTCATGCATTTTTCTTGCGTTTTATAATTCTAAAAATTTTTACGAATTTATGATATAGCAATATACTCTCAGATCATCCAAAGGCATTTTTGAAAAATTAATATCAGCCTCCATAACTGACTGCCTGATATATTCCATCCCTCCTACATCAGAAGTAGGTATATCATACCGTTCACAGAAGTCCAACACCTCTCCTTCCGTGTACACCTGAAAATTATACTTATCCGTGCAAAGAAAATTATTAATCAGATCGACAACTTCCTGATAAGTTTCCGCCGGCTGAATCTTCCCGAGTATTCCGCTTTTCATAAAAATCTGGCAACACGTGTCATCCACTGGGACGATGGCGGCAATGTGATCAATACAGACCCTGAACTTCCTTGGCTCTTTTCCAATCACTTTAACCATACCCGTGATGCCCTTAGTCATCTCCGGCATCTCTGTTAATTCAATAAACATTACACTCCTCCATTTTTTAAAAGTAATAATTCAATCCTTGCCCGCTCCTCTTTCATACTGCCTTTCAACGAGCTTGTCACCATCACCGAGCCCTGTTTCTGCACTCCCCTCATCTGCATACATAAATGCTGGCCCTCTACGATCACAGCCACGCCCTTCGCCTTCAATCTCTTTTCAATGCTGCCTGATATCTGCTCAGTCATCCTCTCCTGTATCTGTAGGCGCTTGGCAAAGCAGTCCACGACCCGTGCAAGCTTTGAAAGACCAACAACAAGTCCGCCAGTGGGTATGTAAGCGATATGAACTTTTCCAAAGAAAGGCATCATATGATGTTCACACATGGAATAAAATTGTATATCTCTAACGATGATCATTTCATCCACAGACATTCGAAAAGTACGACCCAGCACCTTCGCAGGATCCTCACTATACCCGCGAAAGATTTCTCCGTACATCTTGATAATTCTTTTTGGAGTATCTATCAGACCATCACGTAACGGATCCTCACCGATGTACTGAAGCACCCTGGTTATATTATCATCAATCCCGCCAGTGGAATTCTCCCACGGAAATTTCACATAACTTTTTCCGTCTGCTTTGAATAGAGCAAAGAAGTGCTGTCCTCTCTGTATGTACTTCCTGGCAGTATTACCAGTATCCACTATATCATCGATGATAATGTTAGCCTCATTAACATTAGTTGTGATACTGCTTTGAATACCGCTCCATTTTCTTAAAGCCTCATGTACCCTTATGACAGCCTCAGAACCGCCTCGGGGTATCCCGTACAATATAATATGCTGAACTTTACAATTGGCAATTTGACGAGCAACTTTTAAAGCCGCTTTATTCACTACACTATCCGTAATATTTTTTACCTTCACCGAGACCACCTCCTCTATAACAGTTTAAAAAGTTTATGGACTTGAACACTCAGGGAAACAAGACCTGGGCTCCATTTTAACATGCCCACAATGTCCTGCACATATTTAGGATCATTGTCTATCGGCTGTATATAGATATGATCCGCGACACAATCCAATTCAAAAGCTTCCTTCAACCCACAGCCCGGCAAGAAAGGATACAACAGTTTCAAGCTGTTAATATATCCGATCTTCACATGTTTTAAAGGAATCTTAGGGCTAACACATACATGGGTATTCAGCCTATTCCTCATCCTCAGAGGAAAAGTGCCATTCGTTTCTATCACAACCCTTCGCCCCACATTTCTGACAGCTTCAATAAAATCCCAGACATCGGGTTGCATCAACGGCTCCCCGCCCGTCAACACCACTGGGAGAAACTTGTATGGGCCGACAGATATAGACTGCAATAGATCGTCCACCGATATCTCGATTCCTTTCTTATGGTCAGTATCACAGAAACTACAAGCCATGTTACATCCTGAGAGACGGACAAAGAGGTGCGGGGCGCCCACATCATGGCCTTCCCCCTGTATGGAATAAAATATTTCATTCACCTTTAACATAACACACCTCGGCCCAGGTTTTTTCACTCTCGTGGACTCTGATAAATATTGAATTAACTTCTGGAAAAATCATACGGGCTGTTTCAAGTATCGACCCCGCAATTAGCTCAGCCGTTGGATCATCTTTTAAATACACGATCCTGTAATCCTGTTCCTCACAGAATTTCACCAGCTCCTCATCATATTTATTCAGTAGTATAGCATGGTCAAAATAATGCTTCACCTCCTCTTCCAATATTCTCATCTCCGCAAAATCCATAACCATGCCTGTGTGGCTGTTTATCTTGTCCTCGATCACCAGATCCACGGCGTATGTGTGACCATGTATATTTCTACACAGGCCCTTATGCTTAGTCAGTCTATGGGAAGCACAAAATTTAAATGTCCTGGCTACTTTTACCATCATCCTCATTCTCCTTTTTGAATGTGTGCGATAGTCCTAAATCAATTAGATGATCCCACTCCATGAAAAAATCATCCCACGGCATATCAAGTCCTCCGAATTCCGTAATCTTATCATATACAAGCCTCGGAGTCTGAAGAAAATCAGGGAACAACAAAAAGGAGAACAGCTCCGATCCTTCATTAAGAATTTCCAGACATTCAAAAAACCTTTTACGCAAAGTTTTAGCGTCCAATTTTAGGATACGATGATCGCCATAAAATCTTGCGACCCTCTCACGGGTGCAAGCTTTTGACTTTATCACATCTGAAGGATCCCGAGTTAGTATGAGAAACCTATCCTTTCTCCTACGCAAGTGCAAGTAGGTACGGACAAAATTTGGATTCATCAAAAGGAAAGAAAATTTCTGGACATCAAATTTTTTATCCAGTTCACTTAAATCCATAGGTTCAACTTCATTCCCAATCCATTCATCGAACCCCTCGAATGGAAATCCCGGAAGGTCGAGATACTTCCTCATGGCCCAGCAGATATGAGGAGATTCAAGCCCGCCGTTTATATCATCATGCCACGACCTGGTTCCCAGATCATATCCGAGGTTCATCAGTAGTTTACTCAATACACTTGTACCCGACCTCTGTGTACCAGTAATTAACAGCATAGCGGATCCTCCTTTTTAACGAGCTTAAAAACTTTCTTCCTCTCAATGCAAGCTCCGCACTTGCCGCAGGGCTTTTCTCCTCCCATGTAACAGCTCCACGTTTTATTGAAGTCCACACCCAATTTTTCTCCCAAGTTAATTATGTATTCTCTTGACTCGTACTGAAATGGAAAACTGAGTATTACTTTTCCTTCACTGCCTTCCCAAAGAGCATCCTTAATACTCCTATTGAAAATAGTCCTGCAGTCTGGATAAACCTCGTGGTCGCCGTAGTGTGTTGCCAAGTATATATATTTAACGCCCTTGGAGATTGCATAACCACTGGCAATGGAAAGCATAATAGCATTTCTCATGGGAACGATTGACCCAGCGCCTTTAGGAATCTTAGTTGAGCCCTTGATCAGATCCGATTGCAACAGCTTCCCTAATCCATCAAGCCTGAGGATCTTATGACTCTTACAGTATTTCTTCCCGATCCATTTTGCACTCCTCGCTTCCCGTTGATTGTGCTTTGACCCATAGAGTATTGTAAGTCCGTGTACTTCCCATTCAAGTTCATGGGCCCACGCAACCATCACACTTGAATCCATACCTCCCGACAGAAGTGCCACACAGCTTTTTAATGCCCGCTTCCTTTTAGACATCTCCGGCCTCCTTTATTTTTTTGATAGCTTCTCTAACACTTATAAGTCTTTCCTCGCTTATCACTGCCATATAAAAAACAGTGCCAGTCCTCCTTATTAATTTTTGTATGTAAGTAATACTCCCAACCATACTTGCTATACAGCTTAGGCATGAATCGCCTATCCAATTCTCTTCCACGTTAGCCAGGTCCTCGTAATTAAATCCATACCTTTCACAGAAAAGCCTAAGATGTGCCCGCGCTCTCCTGTCTTCCTTCAAACTCCCCTTTACTACTGAAGTGGTAAGGCGCCCTTCTGGTTGATACATAGAAATCTTTTTGAATCTGAGGGCATCGACGAAGGCCTCGCTGGAATCCACTGTACCTGGCCTGTATGTTGCCACATAATCTTTATTCGTAAATCCGAACCAGTGTACCTTGCGTGAATTCTCCCTAAGCGCCTCTGACTTGCTGTATAAATCCCTCACATATCTGCAAGATGTCCTATCTACATTGCCCAGCCCGCCCAGTGCGACCCTCTCCCGCGTCCTCAAATAGCTTTTCAGTAGAGACAGAGACCCTCCCCTCGTAAATACCGGGAGAGTGTCAGGGAATCGGCCCAGCATCGCTTTATAGTTTTTGTGTGTAGCTATTTGATCGCCGACAACATCCAGCGCCACATGCTCACACCGTACGCCCATTTTACTGAATACGTTTTTAATATTATAAAGCCAATCGCAATACTCGTCCAGGTCCACTTTCTTTCCCGCTGTGAATTGAGTAAAGGCCCCGCTGTCCAAGAACATCCTCAACTCCCCGCCGCTGTCCACGATCTCCCGCAAATACTCCAGGCCTTTCTGGCCAAGAGCATTACGGTATGCGAATGAAACAAGTATAGGAATTATCATGCCATTACCGCCTTCCCGTGATACTGAGCCACGATCTCTGAGATATCCTTTCTAAGATCGTCCAATATATCAGTCTCACATTTAACCACAATTGAATTCAGCGGAGCCAGCGCCTTATGCTCTGCCTTTCTGTTTACAATATCAACATCGGGTAGGAGTGTTATGGCTCTGAATTCTCTTTTGGTAAAACCCATCTCCTCGTAATCAAGTTGACCCGTTTCCATCATCTTCTCCAGCAACTCATCATCCCAGTAGCTGAATTCACTTGATCTATTATCCGCAATCCCATAGGCCACTGCTGATGACTCACTGGGGAAATCTACAAACAATACCTTCACTGTCTTTTCCCCGTTCATCTTCAGGGCCTTATGTGTAGTATTCCCTTTATATATCACTTTGTTTTTTTCCCAGACCACGATCGGTGTCACCTGTCCATGACACTTAAGTATCGGAGCTAACTTCTTTGCCGCTTGTTCATTTATACGCGGGTTATCTTTCCATGGCTTAACACTATCAACGGAGACAATCTCCACACTTAAAGGCTTGATCTTCCCAATAGTTTTCTTCACTTTCTTTTTCAATTTCAATTTCACTCCTACCTCCTTTAGTTCATCCAGTACGGATCTCTTTTTTTTCTTGGGCCCTTAAAGGGTTCAACATCCCTATAAGGATTCCTCAATTGATTGGCTGAATTTTCGATCTGGCTCCGTTTCTGTTTCCTCCTCATGTTACAGGCCCTTAATAATACTTGATAATCCACATCACACTTATCACTTATTATCCTGACACACTCGTCAAAAGGTTTATTGTGATCCACTCTGTAAAGCCATATTACTTCATTCACTATATTTTCTATCATAGATACCACACTCCTCAGTTAATTCCAGAACTTCTGGATTAATAATCCATTTAGCACCGAAGGCGCTTATCTTCCTCTTGCTCAATACACCAGTCAATCTAAGATCCTGCGCCACTCTGTCTATAAGCTGAGGCGGTAGCTTAACAGCTTCAGCAATTTCATGGGTGGAGTATTCTTTATTGTTTCTAAAAAGGAATCTGAAAAGATTTTCATAGTCTCTTGGTACTGAAGCCCGAGCAACTTTTGTTATAGTTTTATACTCGTCTCCAGATACTGTCCTTTTCCCTTTAAACATTCCTATCCCCATCCCGAGCTTGCATAATTGTTTTGCCACCCGTGTTCCTACTTCAATGTATGGGCTGTTGGTAACTTGTTTTGAGTATCTATCTCTGCTGACAACACCGCGAACCATGCATACCCAGTGGGCTAAGCATACCACTTTTTCTGTCATCACTTCATTAACATTGGGAATAGTTTTATATTCATGCTCTATTACTTTTGACGCCACTTTCTGTAGCTTACATCTCATACCAGTTTCATTGGCCACATTTCCCAACGCTCTCCTAATAAATCCCTTGCGCCCTTTGATTGAATTATCTATTGGAATGGCAAAGCGTAGGAAACGCTCGCCCATCGCCACACTCTCTGATAAATATTTTTCAATCTCAGGAGTAACACCAGCAAGTATCCCGAAACTGCTCTTATACTTTTTCCATCTTGCATTGCCAAACGGCTTTGAAAACTCTCCATCATAAGCATCACGCAAGTCACCAAGTATTTCATCCCGATGGGTCTTATTCATTGATAGTATAGCAGTAAAATCTTTTATCACTAAAACTTTTCCATTAAGCTTAGGTAATAGTGATGGATCCACGCCTCCCTCCAATGTCATCCCACTGACAAGGGTCTTGGGAGTAAGAGAGCTAATAACTTCAATCCCCTCTGCTCCGCTAATAGATAATAGCATTTCTGTTTTAGTCCCGCCCGAGGGTGCAACCATAAACAGCCACAGGGGGTCGCCGTCCAGCCTGTTTGCTAACACTGCACCGAACAACACATCTATAATATCAGTGGATGGCAAGTGCAACCATTTTCTATAGCTCTTGTAAACTTCCTTATGGTCAATCCCTTTTCCAGTGAATTCAACAGCCCGAGGCTTCACTGCCTCTACTGTCTTGCCGCTTTTAGTTTGAACGGCCGGTGGTAACTCATTCAACAATAAACGTAAGGACTGCAAAGTTCTTAAAGCCCGCCCTCCATGATCCTTGAAAAAGTCTCTAAGGTCATACCCGTCTGGCTTCTTGGGCCAGTGTACATAGCGGAGACTCTTTGCATAATGTATTAATGCATTATGGACTTTATGTTGTCCCAGCTTTCCAGCCTCATCATTATCATAAATAACTTTCACATCCTTACCATCAAAGAATTGTCCCCACTCGGCTTTGAAAGTCCCAGCGCCCGGACAACCCACTGCCACAGTTTTCTTTTTACCCAGTGACTGTAATATATCACACATAGCCAGCCAGTCCCAGGCGCCCTCACACAACCAAACCTCATCAGCTTTCTTTGAATACAGCTCCTCCCAGCCGTAAAGCCCCAACTTACATCCGCTGGTAGATATTAGCCGACTCCCTTTATAGATAGCTATATTCAAAACCTTCTTTGTGTTATCAAAGAAAAAGTTTGGAATCAGAAACGAATTGTTTATAGGATTGTAACCTACTTTTTGTCTCCATAAAGTTTTCAGTCTGATGCCTCGATCCTCTGCAAGCTTTTGTCCCATACCACTGGGACGGAGAAGTTTATGACAGTGATCTACAATCAATGAAAGAAAAGTATAGAACCCTCCTTCCCGTTGACAACTGCCTGCGTGACATTTCCAAGAGTGTTTATTCTGTCCTACATACATCTTGGAGCTTTCACAAAAAGGACAGATACCTACAGCCTGATCACCACTCTGGCCCTTCTCTATGAATCCGAATTGCCCCATCATTTTTATGAGGCTTTGCTGTTCAGGCATTTTGTTTCTCCCGTGTTGCTGTGATAAAAGCTACCAGCTCTGTTAGCTGTCTTTTTGTAAAATATCCAGAAGTCTTTTTGCCAGGTGATAGATTGGCAAAATCAGAAATTATTTTTACCATCTTCACTCGATCGGTGCCATACCTACTCCTTTTCTTTTTCAAACTAACACCTCCTCCTTTGCTTTGTCCCATGTCGTTTTTGAACTTTTCCATTCAACATCGAGCTTAACATCTATATGGTTAATGTCGGTCATAGTATCAGTGATTTTTCTTATCACTTCAGATTTATATTGCATATACTTCCTTGGAAGATTTATGATAAGCTCATCATGGATTGGAAGTATAATTCTTATTTCATCATTATATTCTTTCTTCAGTAAAGCATCCACTTTTACTTCAGCTCGTTTTAATATTCCAGCGGCTGTTCCCTGAATGTAATAATTAAGCCCGGCAAATGCCTCACCACGATCCACATTTAGCTTCCTCCCAAAGGGAGTTTCAACATACCCATCCTCTCTGACTTTTTTCATCATAGTAGAAAACAGCTCCACGATTTTAGGATGCCGCTCTTTGTATCTGTTATACATGCCTCGGAACTCAATAGGATCCAGCCCGCAAGCATTAGCCACAGTAACAACACTGCCACCATAACCAATAGCAAAGTGGGCATTTTTATCAGCCTTCCTTGTGGTGCTGAAAAGCTTAGGATTTTTTTCTTTCAGTCCTCTTACATAATCCACACCCCTAAAACATTCCATGGCCTCTTGGTGTAGATCGCCTCCACTGTTCAGAATGTCCAGCATCACCTCATCCCCAGCGGCAAACACTATCAGCCTCATTTCTATAGCTTGATAATCTACCAGCAGTAAGATGGATCTTTCATGCGCACGGAAGCAGTCACGTATGGCTACATGGTAAGGATTTACAAGTGATTCATTTTTGCTAACATTCTGGAGCGGAGGATCCTTAGATGTCTGCCGCCCTGTCCTTGCCTCGTTTACTCCTATATTAGGAAAAAGAATTCCATCAACAGCAGTGTCCAAATATTTTTTGATTGTGGACTTTGCTTTTATATATGTTCTTTGCATCAACAAGAGGTCAAAGATCCTATCATTCGGAAACATTTCTCTGTATTTATACAGAGCTTCCTTATTGGTTATAGGTTCTTTGGTTTTCGCTGAGAACATAAGGGGCTTATACTTCAACTCCTTATAAAGTAAATGCCCAAGCTGTTTATCACTGCTGAGATTTATAAAACGCCCATAGGTGTTATATAATTCCACTTGTATTTCATTTATACTTTGATCCAGAAAATCAATTTTTTTCTCCGCATTTTTTGAATGAAGCCTTATACCTACCTCTTCCAACCTTACCGTTGTTATAACAGTATTAATTTCATTTTGATAATCCTCTTCCAATACATTTGATTGTATCTGTGGCCAAAGGAAAAGATATAACAGCATAGTCCTTTCGGCATCTGCCCGCTGATAAGGATCCATGAATTCAACTGGGATAGATTTATAATTACGATACAGCTTATACAGCCGTGTGATCTCTTTATCTTGTTCGGTTGGGTACTCGGCAAGATGATAACTGAGATAATCAAGAGCATGTGAAGGACAAGTATTCCAAAGTATTTGTGACATGATCATTGTATCATGCCATTTAGTATCATCAGGAACATCAACAAGCTTCCTAACAAATTTCATTTCAAAATGAAAATTGTGGCAGACTTTTACCAGTGATGTATCAGAAAAAAAGTCTTTCAAGTATCCCAGATTTTCTTTACCGTCTTTCCCATCAAGCCTGTATACTTCCGTTGACCCATCCTCATACCCAAGGCTATAGGAAAATATCTCATCCTCTCTGGGATTGAACCCTGTGGTTTCAATATCAAAAGCTATCGGCGTTAAAGTATTCATAATGAAAAAGGAGTGGGGCCTAAACCCCACCCCTCCTTATGGATAAGAAGTATACCTAACTGCTGGAAATTATTTCTTGAATTTAGGCTTTGCTTTTCCCTTCGCTTTGGGCGCGGGCTTCACAACCACCTCGTCATAAATTTCCAGTGCCTTCAGTAACTCCTTTTCCTCGTCATCCAGATCAGCTTCCTGAAACTCATAGGCCTTGATCTTTTCTGCCAACGCTTCCGCATCATCATCTTCCTCATACTCGATCTCGTTGGCTTCACAGAATTGAACAGCGGCCTGGAGAAGTTCATCGCCTTCGCCTTCGCCTTCGCCTTCGCCTTCGCCTTCGCCTTCGCCTTCAGCTCCAGCGGCTTCCCGGATTGCGTTCCGAATATCATCATCGGACATTTTTCCACTGACTGCAATGTCCATCTGATATTCTTTGATCAGGTCGGTAAGCTCTTTACGTGACAGAGTGCTAAGATCCAATTCATCATCGCCACCTTCTCCATCACCGTCGCCTTCAGCTTCTCCGCACGTCTCATCACCAACTTCCAGGACTCGTACATTGACGTATTCGCCTGAGTGCTTCACTCGGAAAGTACAATCGTATCCTTCCTTGTTAAGCTTCTTGCAAACATCTTCCAGATCGCCAATGTCGGCGTCCTCATACCCAACAGTGTCGAGCCACTGGGCCAGGAACTCAAGGCGCGGGCCGTCTTTTGTGAAAAGATTCATATTGTCATAGACGTTCTTGCCCTTGTACTCGCCTTCACTGACAGTATGGCACCGACGGACCATGGGATTGCCTGAACTTTTGCTTTCGACCAGTTCGCAGGCCGTAAGCTTGCCCACGTACTCTCCCTCTGGAAGAGGACTGAACATTGTCTTGGCATTCTCTTTGGCCTCGGTATAGTTCTTGCTCATCTTTTTGAGTTGAGAAGAAATGGATGAGCTTTTGGCTTTAAGTTTTGGCATCTTGTATGCCCTTTCTTGTTTTGGGTTGAGTGATACAAATTACTTCAAAGAAAGTTTCTTTTTGACTTTACCTCCTTTTTTATTATCAGGGTTTATAAAACCATTATTGAAAGCTTTGATGAAATTCTTATAGGCCTCTGTGGAGTTTTTACCCATAGGAATTTTCATCATATCGGTCCCATCAGTATACAGGAAGCGCCCCTCTGTTCTGGTACCTGCCAAGGTGCTCTCATCGCCTCGAATAGCTAAGCACCTCTTACCATCACCATCAATGTAATAGTAAGCCAGAATATCCATGGCCGCTTTGTAATACCTTGTTGCCTGCTTGCCCAGCTGTAAAGTTGTTTTATGTCTGGTGAATCCATTCTTTGTGATCTCCTCCTCATCACAGTGGGCAGTAACAACAAGACCGAATCCCATATCAACTATACGATCATGGGCCGATTTGAATTCTTTATCTACCTCCTTCCAAAATCCATACGGCGCCTCTTTAAAATTAGTAACACCAAATTCCTCCAACATGTATTGATAACAGCAATCATAGGCCTCATACCCTGTATCCATCACCACTGTTTCACAGTAGTTCCTATTCTCATTAAGCTTGTCAAGGCATGCAAGGAATGTAGGCCACGAATCAATCCTTGATTGTAACAGACTTAATGCCTTCCCGCTGATCTCGAACATAAGGAAGTAAGGGTTTGGGAAATGGCTGATCAGGCTTGTCTTCCCTACCTTGCCCTCTCCAAATATACATATAGTATACTCTCCCAAGTTCATTGAGGGTTTGCTAAGCTCCGTTGGCAGTACGAATTCACTGCCCTTGCTTTTAGTCCACTTGCTCTTACCTTTCTTACCCAACTTTACTTTTGCCATGCTTCCTCCTTTAGTGCGATAGTTCTGGAAATCTCGTTTGTTTTCTCTGATAACACCGCAAAGAATTTGCCGAACATGCCTGTATAAAGCTACACTTATACTGGCCCAAGCAAGCTCCCACATTTTTATATACTTGTATGTCTCCGTTTATAAGTGCCTTACACTCGTCCAACATCGCCTTCAACTCTATGCCGAACTTTCTTTTATCTCTATCCGTATACTGCACATCATACCGGATAAAATAATAATCAGGTTTTGATTCCACTGCCTCCCTAATTGTGTCGCGGTACTCTTTTACACTGCCGGTGAATTTATTTTGTGGAACTCTTACGACATTATATTTCACTCCCGAAACTGTCATAAGTTTTTCCGCCTCCGTAGCCAACACATATACAAGACACTGAAAATCAAAGTGGAGTATATCTGATAGCTCAGCATTGATCCTGCTATAATTCTTATTCTCCCACAATAACAGTCTATCGCCCGCCTCGTTTACAAGCCCATCCCTCTTGCCCCGCAACCTATATCCGTTCCATTCAATATCAAATTCTTCCTCGAGGGAACGGAAGTCAAAAGTTTTAAAATCATTCTTATAAAACTCTTGATACATTTCTGCCATAACCGATGCCAGTGTTTTTAATCTTAGTATCTCATCAGGGGACACGGATCGAAAGTCATGTTTATTATTCTTTACATAGTTATTGAAGACCGTTTTGATTCCAATGCTTTCCATTTTCTTTTTTCTTTTGTACAGCCTCTCCAAAAAATCGTGAAACATACTTCCGTATAATAAACCCGAGCCCAGATTTCCCTTAGGCTCCCATCGGTGTATCGTATAAAGAAAAGCTTGCCTGCATCTCAGGAACTTTTGTAGCAGTGAACAAGTGATACCGCTTTCACTGCTGTTGTTTTCTTTCCATTCAATAGTGTAATCGGGCGGGAACTCAAACGGTATGGACGCCGTCCTCTTAATTTTTTTGAGCTTTAATTTCATACATCATCTCCTTTACTTTTCTTAATTTTTTTACTGCCTCTTTATATGCAAAAGTACCGGCCCCTCCGCGCCTCAGTAATGCCGAAGGGTGTACCACACTGCTGTACGGTACATTGATAACAGAGGATAGATACTGCTCAGAAACTTTTCCAATAAAGCAAACAAACACAGGTGATACATGTAACAGTATTGATTCCAGATTCGATCTGCAAGCTAAGACCTCCTCAAAGCTTGGTTCCCTATCGCCATTAGTCACGGGATCCACTGGACGGCACAACACTGTATTAGTTATATAATAGCTATGAATCCCAGAGTCCAGTAACATCTGATCAAGTAAGTTCCCTGAAGGACCGATGAACGGCGTACCCAGTGCGTCCTCTACCCTGCCAGGCGCCTCGCCTATAAACAGCAAGCCTCCCACAGTGCCGCGTCCCACTACTAAATTTTTACGATCTTTGCAGAGCGGACACTTTTTGCAGTTAAGTAAGAAATGCGGAGGCCATTTTAATTTTGTTAGCATGTTGAATTCCTTTATAGAAAAAGTCCAGCGCCATGTTTCTATCAAAAGGATGATCTGCTCCGCTACGGTGTTTCATGTAGTCGGTGTACAGCTTTTTAAATGTCTCTACTGTATCATCTAAAACGGATTCGTGGCTTACGGGCCTTCTTGATTTTATCACTAGTTTTTTTGTTAGCCGTAATTTTTTTCTTCCTTTCGCTTTCAGTAACATGGTGAAACTCCTTGTAGGAAAAATGATTAGCTCCAATACCTATAGCACAACAGGTATGGATAACTTTCTCTAACCCGCCCCCGTGTTCTGCTAATATAGTATTAGCTCTATCCCTAACAAGCTTGTCTGGCATATTACCTTTCCACTGGCGCGGAGAAATAACTTTAACATTGCATCCCCAGATGGAAAAGGCCTGACAGTAAGCTCCAACTAACATAGATAAGAATTGAAGCGAACCGCTCCTCGCCGATGTCCTCGATCTGCTGGAAGACTCCCAAAACTCTGTACCTTCAATTATCACTAAAGGAAGTTTTTCAATTACCCAATCAAGTGTTTCTGATAAGTTAAGAACCATGGATTTTATTCGCTGTGGTAGCTCTGCTCTTTTATTGCTATCAGGCTCAGTGATGCATCCCCATTCCCGAGGTATCTTATCCTCCCATACACACCAGCCCGTATTCACACCAGGATCAATTGATAGCACCATTTATCCTCCTGATCATTCGATTAAAAAGCTCCGATTGATTTTCTTTCTTTCTCATAGATACTACGATATCCTCCTCAATAGTACCGCCGCAAACAATATCAGTAATGAACACACCATCCTCATTTAGTGAAGCACGGGCCTCACATTGATACCGAGTTTCAAAAGACAAAGGACTGGAGTAAAAGATAATTTCTCCAGCCCTTGATAAGTTTAACCCGTGCCGCACTGTATCAGGTTGACAAACCAGTATTTTTAAATTTCCAGACTGAAACTTTCTAACAAGCTCGAACCGATCCTTAGGTTTTGTATCACCAGTTATTTGCCCTACATCGCCGAAGGCTTTAAGCTGTGAAGTGATAAAATATATCTCTTGTTTAAACGGGGCAAGTATTATTTTTCCCCGTGTCAGGGGCCTGCTATTATGAAATATATTCTTTATTAATTTCATTTTCTCTTGATGTATAATCTTTTTACCTACGAATCCTCCGAACAATCTCCTTGCCCACATGAAAGCTACGGTCTTGTATATTGTCATCCTGTTATGGCTTATTTTTAAATTTTTGATTATCTGCTTATATTGTTTCATCGCGGGTGGTGGTAACTTCACAAAATGAGTTTGATATATTTTTTCTCCGCCTAAGTTTACATCTTTTTGTTTAAGAAAGGCAGCACACTCGGAGAGTATCTTAGTAAGAAATTTTCTTCCGCTCGGTTTAAGTATATACTTGTATCCTTCCAAGTAACAGAACCTATCCCTGAAGCTCCAATAATTTCCTATTCGATCAAGGAAACGTAACTGCTGGATAAAGTCTAATCTTGATTCAGGATCGGGAGTCCCTGACAGAACAAACTTAACTGGAACATCTGTGAATTTGGATGTGTAAAATTTTGAGGCTTTGGAGCGGGGATTTTTGATAAATGTGGATTCATCTAAGATAATTGAGGCCCATTCATAATCAGCTAATTCAGGGAGGATTCTATGCCCTTCTGAATTAATCAGATAAAACAGGGTATTTTTGCCCCTCAAGAGGGCCAGGCGAGGCCCCTGAGGCCCCTCCAACACTGTTAAGCACCCTTGGCCCCCTATAGCTTCAAACCACGACGGGAAAGCACTGTATGGGGCCACGATCAGGCACGGGTATGCCCGTAATACCCTTATAGCTTTGACTGAGGTGATCGTCTTGCCCAGTCTCATCTCCCAGTACAGACAAGCCTTACTTTCACGCACAAGGAAGCGGAGACCGGATTTCTGATAGTTACGTAATCGCATATGGCAGAAAGGGCGCCGACCCGTTAAGAGCCGACGCCCATCCTTTAAGTAGGGGTAGCAATGAAGTTGAAAGCTATTATCTAACTTTGATCTTCATAATTGCTTTCTTTGCTGTTGTGATCTTGGGCTGGGCTTTTTTCTTCAGGACTTTCTTAGCTTTCTTTTCCGCGCCCTTCTTAACTGCTTTCTTTGTCGAAGGAATCCGCTCACCCTGCAGAGGAACTTTGGGTGCCGCAAATCCGAGATGTTCAAACACGCCGCGGTTGTAATTAGAACGCATCATCGATACACGCCCCAGTGTGATCTCCCGCCCCAGCTCCTTGCATACATACGCCACGACCTGCTCCGCTGTCTTCCCGGCCTTCAATGCAGTGCAAACAGCAAAGCGCACAGTATTGGTCCTGATCTCGCCCGGCTCCCGACACTGCTTCTGTTTCTTGGGCTGGGCTTTTCCCTTGCTCTCCTTGACTGCTTTCACTGCTTTCTTGGACTGGGATTTTGCGGTTGCTCTTGCGTTTTTCTTGATTGCTTTTTTGGTATCCATTGTTTCGTCTCCTTCAAATTTTAGTTTAAGACAGTTATAAAGTGAAGTATCTGCAAGTCCTCCAAACCTGATAGCTTTGTTATAGTTTCCGGCGAATCTCGCCGTGACCTCCTTTCCCGCTTTATCCAAGCGATTTTTTTCCTTGCGATACTGAAGTGCAAGAAAAATGTTTATATTACTTTGTTCATCCGGAAAGCGTTTTTCTCCAAACACTTTTGTCCACTCATCAAGTAACATCTTCCGAACCCTGATTGGAGCTTTGCGAGGCTCCGCGTCAAAGATCAATTGTGAAAAGCTTTGCGGTGTCTCTACCGCTTGCCCTTGCTCTTGCCCTTGCCCTTGCTCTTTATGCTTGATCTTTTTGCGCTTGATCTTTTTGCGCCCGAGGCCATTACTTCGGACCACTCTGCGGTTCGACACTTTGGGCATGATATAAGTCCCTTCTTGTAAAGCTTAGCCGTTGATAATGTCCCTGCCCGTCCGGTCACACCGCAAGGACAAGTGAAGATAAAAGGTCTTTCAGTCTTAGGCATTCAACTCCTCCTTATCAGAAGTACAATATAATTTACTCCGATCCCATTTTACAAACCCACGATACTTCAAAGCCGCCCGCCCCATACCACTGGAGACGAGAGTCAGAGTATACATGAAAACATTTATGATAGCCTCTGGCTTGTGCCAGCGCCTGCACTCAGCCAATCTCCTCTTATATATGTATAAAACAGATAGCTTGTTGAAATACAACAAGTGCTTTCCACGGCGCCACGAATACACTTGATCTATTTCGGCCATCTCACTTAGTAATTCCTTGATTTTAATTTCAACTGGGCGTTGATGTCTCCTCATTTCAGAATACCTCTTTCCAAACGCCACCGACCACACTGGGAAAAAATTCACGTGTCGGACATACTTTTGAATCACCCTCCGGGTAAGGAAACTCTACGATCACACGACCCGTGGAGCTTGGCTTATGCGGTTCACGCCAATCTATCAATCTGCATTCCTCACCATCAAAAGTTTTTATTTTCATGCCGCGCCTTGCTTGCTCGCCACGAATCAGTAAAATCATTTTCTTTTTTACTTTCTCACCTGTTATCCTTAAAGCTCCTCCAACACTTTCTTGTACCTGAATTTTAAAAGCTCGTTTTTCTATCTTAAGGATTAGCTGGTCGAGAGCGGATTGTACATCAGCTTTCAAATCAAAGTAAGGTACATGCCCGCCGAACCTGTGTATGGCAAGAAACTGGATCAAGGCGTTCTCGATTTTCTTACGGTCTTTCATTTCTAAGTCCTCCATAATATATGATAAAGTTAAACAGCTACATAAGAAGTATGCCCATACCCGTCTGACTTCTCAACTACACAATGGACTTTGATAAGCTCCAGAAATACCCGCAAGTATAAATGTTTCTTGTAAGTGAAACGGACTTGCTTCTGTTTCTCTGGCATAAATCTTATCTTAGTACATTCCCAAACTTCAACTGGTGCGTCCAGCGCCATGCGTTCAAAGTGTTCTGGATCGTCTTTTATTTCGTAGTGCATCCCAGTAGCTTTGTTTTCAACAAGAGCGGTGAACGGTCCCCGGTATACATTTAGTAGTGGTTGCAATTTCTTTTTCATTGTTAGAAAATTCCTCAAGCTATTTAGGTTAAGATTTTTGGAAGGAAAAAATTTGATCACTACTGAATAAAATTTTGCATGGCTTGTTATGAGCTTTCCCATCCGATTTTGCTTGGGTGCCTTTCCGCCAATAGCTTTCTTGCTACCGTGTCGTGGCGCCTATGTTCCCTCGCCTCCACCGGACTGCTCTGTCTCTTGCCTCACCCCCGATCTAATAATGAAAAAAATAAACTCAGTAATTAATGTATATTATTCCCGTTTGGATATCAAGAAAAAAACGCAAGAAAAACGCAATACAAATACCCCCCAGTAAGTCACTGATTTATATGTATATATAGAGTGGAAAAAAAATAAAATTAGGCTCTTGATATAAAATATAGACTGCATAGTTCTCGTCATGCGTTTTTCATGCGTTTTAGAAATGGAAAAAAAAGACTGGGCCTGTATAAAACAGACCCAGCCCCTGAAGGAAGAGAGCAACAAGGCAAATCATTTTTTACTTTGCAGATATGGCCTTAGCCAATAGCCTAAGAATCCTTTACTTGGTACAAGATATTCTCCGGGTTTTGATTTACCAGCGTATGTGGTATCATAAGGAGACGCGGCTGTATCAAGTGCCACTATCCCGCATAGGTCATCGGTGACATCTACAATAGTATCCACTAAGCCATACCAAAACCCTACACTATCAGTAGATATTGTATCCCCACTACAATAATTCGTCACGTAAATTACCGTGTCAACTCTCCGGGCATTCCGAGAGGAGTCATATATCGTGGAACAAGACTCCACAATATCTCTACTCCACCAGAAAGTTGTATCCCCATTACTTGTGTTTATTGTATCGTAAGTTGTGTCAGGAGCAACTACTGTATCTATAGTCCATTGAACCAATACAGTAGTATCCTGTATTCCATCTACTGAATCTATTGGTGTATCGGTTGTATCCGTTTTTATCGAATCTCGCCACGTGACTGACCAGTCCGAGCTTGTATCTTCAAAACATATTGAATCAATATGTATTGAGTCGCCAGAGAATTCGACCAACTTATTATTCTCCAAACACACACTGCATTGGACGGCTGTATCTGAGTAAGATGTATCATAAGAAGGACCATAGTCCACGAATACAGTATCAAGCAAGATGGAATCTAGGAATGAAACTGCCCAATTTGATATTGTATCGGAACAAAATATACTGTCTACTTGTTCAGAGTCAGCATAAATAACCTGAGCGGAATCACACTTGATACGTATGGAGTCTCGTGTTGTATCGCGATATATGGTATCGTATGAAACACCGCAACCGGGATCATATTCATCCGCACCAATAGAATATGCCGCATCAGTTCCCGGTCTAGCATTTCCACGGATTCCAAGTGTGTCTCCTGCAATGCTGACAGTTGCTCCTGCATCCTCAATACTACCATCCTTTAACTTCATAAAATCTTCACTGGTTGAATCCGTAGTGACTACCTCATCCGCAATAGTTACCTCACAAATATTTCCAGACCCAGTTACCCAAGCATCGTCATTTCCTGTACTATCAGAATCGGCATTATTAGTACCAGTACATGCCGCGATGCCAGCATAATCAGTACCATTAGATACACAGAGATTATTTTGAATCTTTGCTGCTGTGCTGGCCGTAACAAAAATTCCATTAACATCGTTTGAATAACAGGTATTATTTTCTATAATTGAAGCTGAGTGAGCAAGATCAATCCATATTCCGTATTCTCCATAATCATATATGACGTTGTTATATATGTTGAATGTAGCTTGAGAAATCCTTGCTTTTATTCCACAGGTGTTATGCAAATTATTCCCACACAAAATATTATCATGAAAACTAATATCAAAAGAATCCGTAGATACGGTAGCAAGAAGTGAAGCATATACAGCACCAGCCCGACCACCAGTTTGTGTAATTTTTAAATTTCTAACTTCAATACTTGAGCCTTCGGTTGACCCATCCATTCTGAAATCAAACCCAATAAGATTATTTCCTGCAATTGTTGTCAACCATCCGTTATTATAATTCCCGTAATGCGGAGTATCGGAATCAAGTAAAAACTTATTCCCATTTAACTGCTCAGTCGCTTGAGTTGCTGCCTCAAAAGAAACATCACTAATTTGGATAAGTGAAATATCACCCGTAAAGTTTGTCAAGTCCGTAAATCCTAAATTCCATAAAGCATAATCGCCATCAGATCCGACAGTATAATCCCCTGAAGCAATAGAATTTAAATCCTCTCTTGCGGCATTAGGGGTAAGTGCATCATTATCAAAATCTACAAGGGTGTCAACGAGTACACTTACTGTCTTAAAAGAAGATTTGTTAGAAACGATCTGCTTCAAGCTGTCAGGTAATTTTGAATAACGAAAAATTGCCTTCGGCGGTACATAAACATCTTCTGATGTTTGACAAAGCTTGGATCGGTAAAAAGCAATTTGACTTCTTGGTATCTTTTGACAGTAATAAACTTTCTGATTATTCTTACCAAAAATAAACCCTGGAGTCTGTTCTTTGAAATCAAAAACATCGACAAGCTGTCCGTCCTTCTTTCCGGTTTCTGATTCCTGATCACCTATTTTAAATACAGCAATTGCAAAAGTATCCATTATAGAACTAAGAGAATCCGCTACCTCTGTTAATCTGGTACTGTCTGACACCCAGGTTGTATCACCTAAAGGGCTTATAACTGGATAACCCCTCTCCTCATCCCAATCACCGAGCTGGTACCCGGCAAGTATAATTAAAGTAATAGTGCCAGCACTGATAATCCATTTCTTTATCTTGCCGACACCATCTTTGATTGTATCTAATACTGGCATTATTACTTCCTCCAAATTGTTATGGTGCCACTAAGGTATCAAGGATCCAATTCGCAACCCTGTGTGGTGATGCGCCTTCACGCCTTTGCAGAACCTCCCCTAAAAATCTTGTATTCGTCCCAGCGGAACTTGTACGATTATTTCCTTGCTCCATAATAAATTGAATCCTCATCTGATGAAATAAAGGCGTACTTATTGAGGGCAGGAAATACCATGTACTATCTGCTGGAACAATTACGACAACGGAATCAACCTCTGGGTAATCCGCTGGAGAAGGAAAGTCAGGACTTGCCACGCAATTGAAATAACATTTCTGCCATGATGTGTAGGTACTGCATACTCCCGTTTTCGTCCCAGCGGCTGTGCGATTGCGGCCGTACATGTAAAGCCTGAGAGTATCACCCACGGAGTCATTGACAACATCGGAGACAATACAGCTAATAGCAAGTTCGGAGTTTGGTACGCGTTCAAAGTCAAGATTTACCACAGTATCAGCCGCGCCAAAAACAAGCGAGGCCCCGACCAGAATAATTCCAAGAAACTTTCTCATTTTAATTATCTCCTTTTTTGGTTGCGGATTTGATCGTCTTATGGGTCAAACCCAGGTAAGTTAATACAAGGCCAATAATAGCTATAGCCTTTTCAGCTTCGGGAGGCGCACCCTCTGGGAAGAGGATAGGTATTGCTGGGATTGCGATGCCCCAGTATGCCGCCGCAATTACAGTTTTTTTTCCGTTCAGCCAATTCCATAATCTTCTTAAAACATTTTCCTCTGCCATTACTTTCCTCCTTCGTTCAATTTAAACGGGTTTACAACCCCTACAAGATTGTTTGACCAATACGTATCCCTTACAATTTTTACATAGGCGACCCTCCTCCATGCTTCGTCCAAAGTTTTTGTTGACGAATTCCCCGAGCAAGCTCCCGCCAACATTCTGTATTTATCATTCCACTTTCTATAACATACCATAACATGATTAACGGGGCGCCCATAGAAATACAGGTCCCCTGGTTCTGCTTCTTGCCTTGGTATAACACACTCCCTGAACAGCATCCATAGGGAATAAGCAGTCCGGTCTCTTAAATTAAATCCCGCTGACCATAAAGCTCTCATCGCCAAACCAGAGCAATCAAGGCCATGATCAATAGGTTCGCCGAACCCACCAAAATTATAAGCCATACCAAGGTGATTGTTGATTTCTTCAACCATCATCTCCCTTAGTTTGGGTACATTCCATTTCATGTTAATCATAAAGTCCCATCTCCGCGGCGGCTCCTGGCTCTTGTTTTTCTACCAGGAAGATTAAACATTTTTCTGTTTTAGTAAATCGCTTGTTACCTCTTTCCAAACTTTCCTTGACGGACTTTCTAAAATTCTCACAGTCTGCCTCAGTCCTATAACCATTCCTTTTATGCCACATGGTAAAGAACAATGAAACCAATGCCACTATCACAACCGATCCTTGCCAAAATATCGCACTGCTAAAAATCTTATCAAGTTCTGCAAACATTTTATACTCCCATTTTTATAGTGTCGTCATCAGTATCATGCCACAATTCTCCAGCTGCTGCTCCAGCAGCTCCTTGATTAGCTCCTGATTTCATATTATCGGCAAAGATAGTACCAAGAAAAGCCTCACCTTCCTGATTAATATAATATGTAGTTCCTTTTATTGTTATATGTTGGCATAGTCCTGCTACTTTATCCGCTGGCTCGATGTTATGCTTAAACTGTACGCCCTGTTCAACTAATATACGTAACCTATCCACCTCAACTCTGAGATTATATATCTGCTCCTCTAATGTCTGGGACATTATAGGCTCCTTTCTAATACATTACTAATAGTAAACTTGGATTTCTCTGGTTCAAAAATATTATCTACCAGCTTAACAACCCTTGCGGAAGTTTTAGATAATCCAATTTCATCATCAGATATATATACTGTATCACCTATAGAAATTTTTTCATTGGGAAACTCTCCTACTGATGATCTATAAAGGTCCACAAAAGATAAATCATATTTAACCACTGGGTCCTTTATCTGCATTAGTTTATCATAAGCCGCATCCCATAGGTCCTTCTTTTGATCATTAGCTGTAAAGCTAACATGATCCAATCCCTTTGTTACCTGTACTGCATCTACATAAAAGGTAGTACCCTCTGACCCAGCCATCAGATATATATTTAGATTAGTTCCTGATCTTACTTTTCCTTGTAATGAAAATCTATTCCAACCTACGGTATCAATTGTCTCAGTAGTTATTGCGCCTGTGTCATCGCTCCACTGCATATACACTGAACCAGCCTCTATATATACCAGTGCAAACATGGTAAAAAATTCTCCCGTAGTCAGTCCTGTAAAAGCTTGATAGATTCCATCAACATCGATCAGACCACCCACTATTTTTTGCGATGATGTTCCGTAAGTAATATAAGTGGCATCTGTATTCTCAGTATAAGCACCAGCGCCGAGATCCGTGAATTCATCACATACTCCGCTTGTATACCCTCTACTGAGTGATCCGTCCCTCACCATATTTACTATATCCTGATATCTTGAATCTCTGAAAACTCCCTCGATCGTTCCTCTGGCAGCGATACTTGCACCGGCTCTGATATATTTTATATCTGTATTATCAAGCTCCCTTATATAAAATCTATCGCCTGCCGAAATAGTAAGGCCCACCGTAACGGTGATAGTATCATTAGTAGCGCCAGCGGAGCAGTCCGTTATCTGATGTGCCGCCCCTGCATGAGTTCCATCATACCATACCACTTCATAATTTGTATTCCAGCTATCATCCTCAGGAACTACTTTATTTCCCTCTACTGTTATTACTCCTGCATCGTAGGACTTTACAATATGAAGCGCCTGCTCCAAAGTGGCTGCGGGTTGTCCTCCGCCAAATCCATATATCTTATTTACTACCGATCTGGAGAAAGATTTATTGGAAAGTGATATTAAATTTTTATCGGGTCGGATCTCTACTGAATTATCCGATCCCAGCGAGGTCAATAAATCTATCTCCAAGTTTACCTCATCCGCTGTCCATTCTGCATTACATATATTGGCAAGTTTCTGTAAAGCCGATAGCACAGTTTCCAGCCCTATATCAATAGAGATTTTCTCAGAGGGATTTACCGTGCCCGATGACCAATTAGTTGAATAGCTTAGTATCTTAGTAAGCACATCAGAAGGATCAACTCCATACATATAATGTATTTCTGTAATAACTTCAGTAGCTAAGTCCTGCATTGAGTCATGTATGCCTTGGACCTTAACTATTACTGAACCGGTATCCATTCTTATCCTATCAACTTTTATAATAAAGAAAGTCTGGTAATCGGTACTGTCATCAAAATCTATAACCCGTAATTTTGCACCCCACGTGGTAAGATACTCACTTTTGTCCTCACCCAAATAGGAAAAACTTGGTATAGGATAATCAACTATAATACTCCAGTCCGCATTTACTTCCCTGTTTATTATAGCATTACACTCATCTGGCATAAACTGAGCCACTTTATCTCCAGAACTATTTATAACCTCGATTATTCTATTCATTATAAATACCTCTCCACATAAGTGATAACAGCATCGGCAGTCCCAGCACTCTCAGTGGATGGGTCCGTAGCTCCTATCCTTGCATCAGTAAACCTTAAAAGATTTACTCCATTTTTCAATAGCAGTTTATCGCCTGTAAAATTATCCATGGCATTGGTAATATCTCCCGCCTGTGTATCAATGTATTGAGCTATCATTCTTTTAAAATCCATTATCAATACATCATATTCCTCAAGAGTGCCGATCCACTCTGCTGTTTTATAATCATTCCTGATATAGGCCACATCTTCATAGGTATCATAATCAGTCACCTGAATCTCTCTAAGATATACCACAGTATTAGCAGGAACCTCACACCTAAATTTTAGATAACAGTCCTCCGCATTAGTAGCGCCGGAATGAATATCGCCAGCAGTCCATGAGCTGAGAGTACCTGCCGTAGTTGACACCACATTAGACCATGATTGGTTTTGTGACTCAAAGTTGCTTGATATTCCCATAGTAGTATTACCGGTAGAGTAAGGAATATAAATCTGGTATCGTAATTGCCAAGTCGTAGAGCCTCTGGCAAAGAAGGGAGGACCGTAGTATGTTGTCCCAGAGCCTCCGCCAGGCAATGCAATACATTTTTTGGAAGGATCAAGAGGGTCTGTGACAACAGCGGCGCCGGAAGTCCAATCCGTGATGTCATCGCCGTGCCCGTTGATAGCAATATTCCTTGAACCAAACAACCAAAGCTTAGGATTCTTGACAGGAATTTTATCGTCCCCTGTATCATCAGAATTATATGGGATAGGCCAAAAATCATCATCTGCATATTCTGCGGCCGTTATTTCATACACCATCAAGCCATCCATATTAAAGCTATCACCAAAAGTAGCATCGGCGTATAGTCTAATCCAAGCGATAGATGCCCCGTTCAATTCTGCCGCACTCATTTTAATAAAAGCAAAATGATCATAGGCCGATGCTGATGATGAATTAAGCTTAGCAAAGCTAACAGTTTTGCTACCACCGGCCCCGTTGTTTATCCAAGCAAAATCCAAATCACCATCAGGATCCTCTGCATGTACTAAAGCACAATAATATTTTGATGTATCAATCTCAGCAAATATGTTTACATAGGCATTATATGCCCCTGGTGCTGTCCGTGTAAATTTCAGGCCACCGCTGGCGGCAGGATATAACCTTTGACTATCGCCGGCGGCTCCTGTACAATTTGATTTTGTCCATAGCGATTCATCGGTATTTAGAGCACCAATGGCTTTCTCTGCTACGTTGACATCCATCTTGGATTTAAGTGTGACCATCAGTGGCGTTGGTACATTCCCTGCATAAGTGATAGGATAATAGGTAAGGGAATTAAGGCGCACATTGGCAGTAGTTGCAGTAGTTTTCTGTGCATAAGGGACAACACACTTTAGTTGGAGTGTAAATCTTTTAGCATGTCCATAATACCAACAGCTAAGAGGCTCCACTGTGAATTGCCCTTCGTACTTGCACTCCCAATAACGTGTAGACTGATTAGAGAAAATTACTTGGAATGTAGTACCATTCTCCCTCAGCCTGAAAAAGTTTTTTAGATCATCTTCATTGGTCAATACAAGGGCGTTAGTATCGCCGATTATATATCCTTCCAAAGTAATTACACGAATGCCGTACCGTTTAGTATAATCAAAATCACCGTGCTTTCCAAAAATCTGCACGACACTTTTTCTTGCTTTAGGTACAGGATTATTTACACGGGTGACTATCATCCCATAAGTGTGTAGATCGTTCCCGTCAATTGTGACAGTAGTTGCGGCTCCGCTTAGTCTCGTTGGTACGGCCATTTTAGAACCCCTTTGATTTCAATAATGTTTCCACTCTATCACCGACAACCTCTCCTACTTCCTGTGCCGAATCCGTGTCGCCAGTTACATTCACATTTACATCCAGAGTACCACCAATCCCTCCGAATATTTCTTTCAGCCTGTTAGTATCCTCCAGAGGAATGACAGCTTCCTTTTTATTATTCTCGCCAAGCATTGCAATTGTAGGAGCTGTAACAATACCTCCCTTAGCCATCGCCATGATATCAATATAATCCTGCGGTCTTACCTCATTTATGAATTTAGTGGCAAGAGCTTTCAGCCAATTCTTGTATACAGTCTCATCAATTTTTTCATCATCAAGCATCTTTTCAACTATTGATCTGGCTTGGTCCCAAGACTTTGCTTCAAAAGGAGATAATGCCTGGCTATATACATTAGTAGCTGTTACACCAGTAAACCCAGCAGCGGCCGCCTGCTCTGGAGTCATCTGTCCCAGTTCAAGTCTCCTGGCCACGACGGTTTCAAGAGCATCCTCCCACATCTTTTGTAGTTGTTTATATTCGGAAGACTCCATGGCATCTCTTCCTCCTACTGCAACCATGCGGGCTTGATCTCCTTTTATTCCTTCCATAAATTCGCCTATCTCTGTAATAGACATTGTCCGTACATCCTCTTTACCAGCGGCTTTCAGAAAAGCCCTCCCAGCAGTCTTAGCGGCCTCAGCGGCGTCCCGTTCTTGCTTTGCCGCCTCTTTAGACTTCTCTCCTGCACTTGTAATAGCGGATCCAATAGCCTTTAATCCTGCTAATGCTCCTGCCACCGGCCCGCCCGTAAGTGTAGCAGTTATAACATTGCCGAAGTTCTGTATATTCATCGAAGCTTCCTCTGACAGAATACCAAACGCATCTCCAATTGCCAGAATTTCATTAGTACCATTCTTAACAAGATCACCCCACGCCTTTGTCGAACCACTCTTTAATTCTTTTTTCCATAGCTCAAAGGATTCATGTACTTCCTTTTTCCAATTCTCCCATAAGTTTTTATTTATATCTCCTGTGATCTCGGCTTCGATTTTCAACTCCTTAGCTACCCTCTGCTTCCAATCTTCAGCAATTGAATGAGAAGCAGTCTTATACCACTCCTCAATTTTATTCAGCATCTCCTGATCGCCTTTGGCGTCTTTTACTTTTTGTTCCTTCAGGATGGAAAGCATTCTTAGGGCGTGTTCTTTTTCTGAATCGGCAAGGTCTTTTCTTTTCCATGAAGCAAGTAATTTATATTCCAGTTTTTCATTCTCACTGAGCTTGTCACTCTCTGCAAGTTCATCCAATGCCTCAATCTCTGCATTGATATTTCCCACTCGTACTTTATGAGTTTCCTCAGCGACCTCTACCTCAAGCTCCGCAAGCTCCTTAACTCTATTTGCCTTCTCTTTATCTTTTTTCTCCTCGTCCTCTTGGTCCTTCTTTAATTTCTTCAATCTTTCTTCCGCTTCCTTCTGCCTCTTCCTCATCCTCTCCTGCTCTACCTTATCCCTCTCTGCCTGTGCCTTAGCTTTATCACTCTCCATCGCCTCTTCAGAAACTTTCAAGTCATAGTAATTTTTCGCAATCTTAAATTTTTTCTGCTCGTTGGCAATTCTGGCTTCCACATTTTTAGTAAAGCCTTCATTCTGTCCCTCTGTTTTATCCCTCAGTTCCGTTAGCTCGATTTCTTTAGCTTTTATTTCAACAAGTAACTCGTACCATTCCTCTCTTGATTTGTTTTCTTTTTTCATCAACTCGTTGTAGTGTACACCGGGGCCTTTCATCTTTGCTTCCTCTAAATCCCGATGTAATTTTATGACCTTGCCTAATGGTTCCAGAACATGCTCTCCTACAGACCTTCCCCATTCTTTCAATTGCTGTCCGATCTGTCCCCATGTAACTTTACTTGTCTCCAACATTTTATTAGTAGCAGTTTCGGCGGCTCCGAGTTTATCATTGTATTCATCAATATTGTTATTTAATTTTTCAAATCCACCACCCGTCAATGTCAGTACGCCATTCAATGCTCGTACATTAGGAAACAATTCTGCCAGCGCCTCTGTGCTACCACCAGTCTTCTCCCTAAGTTCACTCATATACTCAGCGAATCCACCAGCAGCTTTTATACCTTTTACTCCAAGTTCTATATTCAAAGCCTCGGCGGCCTTCATTGCCTGATCTGTTGGCTTGATAAGTGATACCAGCATCGCCCTAACACTCGTACCCGCCTCATCCGTTGACAAGCCTGCCAAAGTCATAGTAGCCAGAGCATTATTCATTTCATCAAGCTTCACACCAGCGGAAGCGGCAATAGGGGCAACACGGCCTATCACGCCGGATAGTTCCGCCATTGTAGTTTTACCAAGCTTGATTGTAGTGAATAGAGAGTCCGATACCTCTGATACATCGTCCGCACTCATACCGTAGGCATTGATAACAGAGGTCAAAGCATTGACGGCCGTCTCTGTATCAGTGACACCGCCTATAGCCGCCTTGGTAGCGGCATCAAGAAACTTTATTGAGTCAGCCGCATCAATACCGGCCGATATTGTCTGATATAAAGCAGTAGCAAGTCCGTCGGCATCTTCACCATATTTCTTGGAGAGGTTAACAACACCCCTCTCCAATTCACTCATATTAGTTTTGGAAGTATCAACAAGGGTGGATACCTCTGCCATCTTTGCTTCAAAATTAACAAAGCTTTGGACAGAGGCCTTAACACCCTGAGTAACCTTTGATAAAACGGCCTGTATACTTCCAGCTCCTACCATACCGAGGGTTGTGGCGGCCATCTGTTTTGAGAAGGATCCGAGTCCTCCGGTAGCCGCTGTCAACCCTTTAGTAAAGCCGGAAGTATCAAGCTCCGCACGACCTTTTATAGTACCAATATCAGCCATGAATCCTACCTCCTACTTAACAGTGCATTACCAGCCGATGCATTTATTGGAGCCGGCGCCTCTTGATTTTCACTATTGATCTTTTTAGATAATCGGCAATATAGGATCATGTATACATCATAGAAAGGCATGGCTCTGATCTGATCAGGTAGGAATCCGTACTGTAAAAAGTCATAATAAATTTCTGCCTCACTCCACGGAACTATTCTTTTGGCGGCTGAATAGACATGGTGATCGCATCGAGCGAGGCTGATAAATTTTTTAGTGCATGGAAATTGTTATCAAGTAAATAACAAAGTACGCCAGCCGACTCCGTAAATTGCATTTCCCCCAGCATCTTCTTTGTTATAACACCTTCCGAGATAACTTCCAGCATATCTTGAATGATACCATAGTATCTTTCATTTACCAGCTCTGATATAAAAGTTCCGATAAGTGCTGACTGTGCCTTGTATTTTTTTCCATCAGCCTGCAATCCTTTTTTCTCCATCTCCATACCCAATAGCTCTATCACTGATGCCACGTTTTTACTCATCACCTCAGATATAAGCCTTACAGCTTTCTCACCTGAAGCATGAGACATGCGGGGAACTTTTATTTCCTTCTGCTCTTTTCCGTACTTGATCGTGAAATCCTTATCCACATAAAATGATACTGGTTGTAGTATATCTGCTCCTGGCATTTTATTTTCTCCCTTCCAAGATTGAAGTTAGTTCTGGCTCAGCCGCCAGAAATTCTCTCCGCAAAGTTTCCAAGGTCCAGTTCTTGCGTACAAATTCAGCCGCCTTTAGTCCTATCTCATTCGCCTCCTTTCTGTTGTTATAACACCACAGCATTTTCCTTTTTAAATCTCCAACACTTATCCACGCATCTTTACCGGGATACTCTGTCCATAAAGTTTTTGGGTAATAAGCATGATTGGTTACAAGTCCATATTTTATCTGTATATCAGATAGCTTGTTTATAAAACGGCCCCACATCCTCTGGTGAAGAGGTATTCTCTTTGAATGCCTTGAGGGTACTCCCGGAATTTCAATTCTCTGTCCAACACCCCTTCTATTGATGGGCTTAGGGAACCAAGAAATTTCTGTAGGCAATCCACCAAAATTCACCGCTATACCATTACGGCTTATGTGTAATGATCTATGGGTCCAATTTATATTAGACTTTTTCAACTCATACGGGACGAGGATATTATGCTCTTTTGAAACATATGGCATTGACCAGTTCGGTACTATTACCGGCTTGCCCATTGCCATCTGCTCCAGTGGTATTAGCCCGAACCCTTCTCCGTGTGTCGGGTTTATACAGCAATCCACTTTCTTATACATCTCCATCATTGATGTTCTTAAAATATTCCGCTGTTCAATAATAATTCCATCACCTGTATCAACTTTAAACATCTCAATCGCCTTAAGTCTATGTGGGCGTACCTTGATAATAAGTCTGGAGTCATTCCCTATCTTTCCTTCTTTTCTTAATTCTCTGTATGCATGTAATACAGTATCATATCCTTTTCTTCCGCCCATATCCAGAGACACTCCTTGCCACATGTAAACATATAATTCTTTCATTTCAGATTTTTTAATTATCTGAAACTTTTCTGGATCATAGCCTAATGATACAACAAGTATAGGCTTTTTCACTCCAGACCTTTTAAAGTTCACAAAATTCCAGTACGAGGGTACAATTACCACGTCCGCAAATTTGTTCAAAAACCGCACCCAATTGCTTGGCACTACTGTTGTCTCAAACATAGTAAATACAATCAACGGGAGGCCCGTTGCCGTTAGCTCCTGGGGCCGCTGATAGTACGGCAGATTGAAGTAAACCCGCGCATCAGCCTCATTAGTGTCTTTTGTTATACGATCCTTTAAAGCTTTATGAAACAGAGACACGGCATGATTATATCCAACGTAATCAATTTGTCCAAAAGATTCGGGAAAGAATAGTTTCATACCGTGTCTCCTATTTCTGTACCAACTAACCCTTATGAGATAGTCGTGTCCACAATCGTTCCGTAACTTCCGCTTGAATTCATCAGAGCTTCAAAAGTCACAGGAAGTACGAGCTTGGTACCGCGGTAGAAAGTGCTACCGGATGACCCAACCCTGATTACATCGTACAGTGTAAAAGTTCTGTTCTGAGTACGAGAGGTTCCACTCATACCGAGAAAAACGAGCTGCGCCTTTTCCAGTGATGTACCGGGAACCAGATCGAGCGTTTTTGAAGATGTACCACTGAGGACGGAGCTTGAATGCAAGCCCCAGCCAATCGCCAGGTTTTCAAGTGTCACCTGTTCAAGCTCTGTTGAGACTTGGAGAGTGGTATTCATTTTCTCTGCATCGATATGACCCATAACATGATCACTGTCAATAAAGACGGTGTCCTGCGCAAAGGTCATAACAACTCCGCCCTGATAGGCGCCGAGTGTTACGCCGTCCATTGTGATATCACCGCCGCCCTGCAGAATTGCAGTGGAAGTAACAGTCAGTCCTGAGTTTACATTTGGCATCCAAATCCTCCTTTAGCCAATCGTGGCTATTAATCTTAATGTGCCCCTTACTCTGTTATCTTCTCCTTGGTCCCAAAGATCGAGTACGGGCGGAACAATTCCGAGTGATAATAAAGGCTGACAAGTATATCCTGAAACTGTTGGACTTTCATTGTTCAATAAATACTCCGCCCTTGCCAATACAGTTTCAATTGTAGTTGGTATCTGACCATTCGTTAAAAGTTCTGCATAGCAGTGGACATGAATTTCTCCGCTATACTGTTGCATCTCATCCGGCATAAAGTTTGTAGGTACCACAAGTAAATGTACTCCAGTATTTTTTCCTCTGGGTAGATTGTAGGACCATACATTATTTGATCCGTCAATATATCCACTCCCCAGTATAGTTGAGTCCGCATTGATAAGTGCCAGCACTGCATCAACCAGATCATTAGCATTAAAAGAAAAATTCATCCTGCCCTCCGCACCAGGTCGGATATCTTTTTAGAAAAATTTGCAGTACCCTTACGCCATGCATCGCCCAGAACCCAGAACCCTGGCCTGAATTCCACTTGAGTGGCATATTCCATTCCTGCATATACATAACCGACCAATTTATTTTTACTCTGCTTGCTTGCATTACTCTTGGGCCGCCGCCTTGGGTTCCTTCTTTCACTCGATGGTTGAGTATGAATCTCACTCTCCGACCCAGCAGTCAGTATTGAATTCCTGAGGTTCCCAGTCCTGTCCCTAAAAGGCGCCCGCGACCTTGCATCATTCGCGATTGATAGCAATATATAATCCATTGCATTTTTCATTGCACTGAGTTTTTTATTGCCTTCCTTTTTTACGCGATCCTTCATTTCAGGAACCCCGGAAAATTTCATCATGTAGCACCCACTTCCAACAAATAGATTTCCTGATGTGTGTCAAAGTCTTCCATATGGTCGAGGATATATTTATTACTTGATGACTTCACGATCATTCCGTTAACAAGGCTTGTCATATACTCAGACGGAAAGAATATATGAATCTGTGATACATCCACACGATGTCCACTTGCCAAGGTCCTTTCTTTGGATAGCTGGAGGTCACCATGCACATCCTCATGTACCAACGTTTCTGTTACTGATCTGTTGGTACTTGTGGCTGTTGTATAAAAGCTGAGTGATACATGCATGGCTACCTCCTACCTATGTCTCGTCTTTCCAGTACCGCTGGAACAAGAGTCCCTGACTCGCCATCCATTGCTCTCTGTAACATTACCCTTACAGTCACAGGCAGATCATCGAAAGTATATCTTACTTTGCCCTTGCCTATGCTACGGGCGCCGGCAGGGTTCAAAGCAAGCCAATCAAATAGCAATATAACGGCGGAATTATAGGCATCAGTATATCCAGTAACACCAGTATCCAAATCAAGCGATGTCAGTATGGATTCTGCCATCGTCTGATAGATTAATATTTTAGCATCTTCCCAACTGGCTACTGATGGTACGCTGGTATAAGATTGTAATTGTGCCGCCGTATAAGTAGCCATTTTACTTTCCTTTTCCTTTACCCAACAGAGCTTTCTCCACCCTGAGTAACATGGTGATAATAGCTTTTTCTCCGTCCAGTTCTCCGCCATCAAAACGATCACGATTTGCCAAGTAATCAACCACCGGGTCGCCAGTTTTCTTGACTTCCTTTTTGTTGATGGGAAATGTTATTGTCCCACCACATTTTATACAGGCCGCCGTTCCCTTGTACGTATCCGCTGGGGAAGGGAGATTGCTCGGAATACCTGGTTTTGTACACTTGCATTTTTCAGCCATCATGGCTCCTTGTAAAAAAGTAAATGATGTACAAGGGCCGCTCGTATTAGGAACGACCCTTGCACGGAAATTTAAAATAGATGTATCAATTCAAATCAGGAAAAGGACGGTTCTGCCCAGCTTGTGTCGCCGGTATACAGGACAGCGCCAGCGGAACGATTGTTCACGCCGAGCCCCAGATACCTGCGGTACTGAGCATCTTTCCCGATGATCGGATTTCCGCCCGAAGGATCCTCGATCACGAGGCCTTTGAAAGCGGGATGTTCACGCCATGCCATAGGAGAATTCTGATCATTCTGCCCCATGTAGGCGGTGGCCATAATGTAGTTTGCCGGGATATCAGGAGTGGAAATAACAATCGCATCTTTCCACGTTCCTACGATACGGATGTTGTATCCCAGGTTCTTTGCACTGGCAATGAGGGCCTGTGTCTGGCCGGTTGCATTGTACGAAGGATTAACGAGTCCCAGAATTTCGGACGCCTCATGTACGCCTTTGAAATACGTGGATTCATTACGAATGTAATTGACCGTCGTTCCATACCGTGCCCAGAAAATAATCTGTGCGCCGGAAAGGCCGCGATGTTCCTGGATGTGATCCAGCAGGTAAGTCTGAAGATCAGCGCCTGCAGAACCAATGCTTCCACCCGCTGATACTGGATTGTAATGCTGGTGGTCGCCATCGAAGGTAATCTGCCCATTAGAACGGGGAGTGTCCATCGAGGCTTCATCATTCCAAAATGCTTTCTTTGTAGTTGCAAGACCGTCGAGAGCATCCACTCGGGCAGTAGGCGTCTTGAGCATTGCGGATTCAAACATCTCCTTGGTAATACGGGCCATGTCAGCCTCCAACTTGCCATTGTGGAAGTTGAGAAACTGTTTCGAGGTCATCAGCTTGACACGCTCACGGGTCATCTTTGTAAGAGAGCCGAGGCGCTTGATCGGCACAGGGTAGTTCCACACGTCAAAGGACGAGTACATACCCGGTGTCTGAAGCTCACCGATTTCCTCAAATGCATCATCGGTAAAAGTACGTTTCATCTGGGAACTCTTGTCATCATACTTTTTGCAAAGCAGACGGCTCAGTGCAAGTTCCCTGCTGTTGTACTCCGCCAGTGAAGATTCGATGTCATCTGCCAGCAAGTCTTTAAGGTAGACATTATCACTGGTTTTCAGACCTTCAAAATCTGCACCGAGAACGCCGAGTACAAATTGTGTGTATTCAGCCATTTAAAAAACCTCCTACGATTGCTTATTTTTCATTACGACACCCACGGCCGTATTTTTTCGGATCCCGAGATATTCCAAATCCGAACAGTGCTTCTCAAGGATCATCTGTAAATAGCGGTCTTCGGCGTCATGGAAAAGAACTTTTTTGGCAAGTGGTATCCAAAGCTCGGAACCTAACCTTTTGCCTTTTACTCCCCTGGGAGGACCATCGCATACAAAAAGATCACACAATTTTCCAGGCATGATCGTGGCATTATACCACATAAATTTGCCATAGTCCATCAGAGGAGCATACTGCAAATCAACATTTTTGATTCCAAACTCAATAAGTGTCTCCTGGCATTTCATAAACCACCTGGAGTCATTCTCAAATGAGGTAATCTTAATATTTTGATTTGCAGCGGCCATAAGGATAGTGGATAACCCACTACCAGCCTCAATAATATTACCAGTAGCATTTCTTGCCATCAAAATTGCAGTGGCTTGAAATTCAGTATCACCCGCAAAGATATCATTACCCCATTCTGACAATGCATCGATTATGTGTTGAGTCTCAACCTTTTCCTCGATGATGGCACCAATAAGGTTTTTAATAGCTATACGGGAAGTCCTACGTATAAATGAATCCAGTCTACCTTTCCAGACAGAGGAACCCGCGTGTTCAAAACTGAAGGAAGGATCTACATATAGTCTTCCTCCATTTTCCGACCACTTACGGCAAAATGTATAATCACCACTCCACCGTATACCATCCTTGTAAGTTCTTTCAAAGATAATAGGAATACGTGTCCTGTCTGGATCATCTTTACGGCTTAGATAGTTAATTGACTCCTCCGAAAGTTCTTCAAGGACATGACGCCTGATCTTAAGGAACCCACCAGGTAGGCCCTCTACTTCAATCAATCCATCCTCATCACTCTCGAATTTGCCATCATCATCATAAACATAGCGCACTGGATAATCCTCCTCGCTCTGCTTCAAAGGATATGTGCCTCCTACTACGGCATGTTTATTCCTGATAAGCTTAACCAAGTCCACTGGGTCAAACCCAATATCCGCATCGATGAAAACAAGTTGATCCGCATCACCCTCCAAAAATTCCCTTATAAGGTAATTACGGGCATCATCAACATGACAACACCCTGAAAGGATACAGAAATCAACTTCAATATTGGCGGCTCTCAGAGCAACCTGACAAGCCCATAAGGAGCTAATACATGTAGCTTTGATTTCCCCATAAACAGGTATGGCTAAAAAAGCCGTATGATCAGGGTCACCCGCCTTAGACCGTTCATTTTTATATATAGTAGCCATTATTAATTTTGCCTTTCGTTCTTACTGTTTAATTTAGGCCGCTCCGCTGATCAGGCCCTTTGCTACCAGCGCCGCACGGAGTTCATTGAGCAGAGTTTCAACATTGCCCATGTCAGTGACAAGCTGGTTAACTCTTGCCACGATTGCATCTGCCTGAGTGCCTGTGGCAAAACCATGAGGTGTCGTGGTAATAGAAGCTGTAGTCAGAACAGCGGTAACAGCGGTTGCAGTAACAGCGGCCTGACTTGCACCAGCTCGCTGGGATGTTCCTGCTACACCGTGAAAACCAATCTTTTCACTGGTAGTGGTAGCATAGATTGTGCCTGTGGTTGTTCCGGCCGAGACATTTGTACCATCGGCAATTCCACCCGTAAGTGTAGTCGCACCGGTAACACCGAGAGTTCCGCCCACTGTTGCATTCGTACCAACGTCCAGCGTTGAAACAAGGGTAAGGCTGTCGGCATTCATATCACCACCGACATCAACAGGAGCACCCGAAGCGCCGCCGATTGCAAACAGAATTTCATCCGATTTGATTGCAATACCAACAACCTGCCTGATATCGGTAGTTGGTTCAGTGACAGTATAAGCTCCGGCAGTGGAAGACAGATAAATTTTTTGCCCGATGGTCAGCGAGGCGGTTGTATCACGGATACGAGCAATGCGGGCGGGTGACATAAATTCATTAGCCTGAGCATCTTTCCATGCCACACCCAAAGCATCCTTACGGGTGGTTGCGGTATTCGCAACGGCGTCAGCGAGCTGCCACGCGCCGTCGGAATCCAGGTAGACGAGGTCACCCGCTGTAATAGCTTCACCAGCGATTCCGCCAGGAAGAATATTACAAGGTGTCTCATCAACAAGTACGTTCTTGTATGCCATTTAGAAAACCTCCTAATGTGTTTAAGAAACTCTCCGAAGGGCAGGGAATTTATTTTCAAGTTCGGCCTTCTGCTTCTCTTTTTCCTTACCGCCTGACTTGAAAGTTTTTTTCCCTTTCCTCGGGGTCCAGTTATCACCATTCTGGTCATCATCGCCATCCGCAAAAAATTCCGGCCATTCTTTCTTAAAGCTCTCAACCTCTGGTGAGAAATCTCCAATCTCAAATTCCAGACTCTCCTCATCGGTCCAGTCAAAGTCAATGGAATCAAAATCAAAAAGTTTCAGCGCCTTAGATAAACGATCTTTCCGAACTCCCTGGTCAATCAAGGCAGATTTAAGAGCGGCGGATATTTCAGTGTTCATCAACCGTTCCTTTGTCTGCTTAAAAGTACCCTCGAGCTTTTTTTCCTTTTCTTCCGTTTTCTTTAAAAGCTCTTCATACTTTCCTTGTTTCTTTTTCTGATCATCGTCCTTGGCGCTGGCAGAATCCTGAAACTCCTTCAATTGCTTTTTCATTTCAGCAAGCAATTTCTGAGCTTCTTTCCGTTCCGCCTTCCTTTTCTCGTTCAACCCGTTGATCCTTTTCCGTATCGCTTTGGTAAGCTTCTCGTCTTTCAGATCA